ATAATGACTTACCGTCTAATGAACTAAGTGAAGTAGTAGTCTCCCAAAATGCGAGTAATGGTAGTTCAAATTGTTTGCTCCGTGCTGTGTTTGATAAACAAATATTAGGTGAGAATGATGCACTTAAGATTACTGCACAGGTTGCTGTTACACAAGGTTAGATATAAAATTTAAAAATTAAAGGAGGAGAAGAAGAGGTATGGCATTAAATAAGTCCACTTGGCAAATATTGTCTCTTACGAGTTTGGATGCCTATGCTGAATCAGGGTTATCAAGTTGTAGTACTATTGATTTGTCTTCTACTATACAGCTCGCATTGACTGTTGAAGCTGAATATGCATCTAATGCATCACATCCAGTACAACTTAGGATATACACAGCTCAGAGTGATTGGGCTAATGTTGATACTGTGCCCTATGGATATTTCGATAATGAGTTAGCACCGGGTTCTGTTGCTCGTGCTACTGTTCCTATCTGTCCTGACCCGAAATACATGCGAGTTACAGTGTTGAATCAAGATGATAAAGCTGTAAGTAATGTGAAGGTGTACGCTACTCAAGGTACTGTGTAAATGGCTAAATATTCTCTACCTCAGCCAATACCACTGCCTAATCCCTATTCATTATTTAGGGGTTTTAATTTCATTAGACCTATCAAGATAGAGAATTCTGGTGCTGCTCTCAAGGACTATCAAGTCAAGATTACACTCACTCAAGATAATTTTCCATTTGAGAAATGCAGACCTGATGGCGCTGATATTCGATTCAGGGATGATTCTGGTGAAATAGTTCCTTATTGGATAGAATCATGGAGTGACAATCAAGCCATAATATGGTGTAGAGTTCCGTATATACCTGAAGAGAGTTCTACATTTCTATGGATGGTTTATGGTAGTCCCTCTGCTGAATCTAAAAGTAATCCATTAGCCACCTTTGATTTCTATGATGATTTTTCTGGTATTCATTCTCTTTCTGATTATACGGTTGTAGATGAAGGTACTGGTGAGTCACCTTCTGATTGGGAACTTGATACTGTTAATAAAAAGATTATTCAAAATTCAAATATATTTACATATGCAGGTGGTGAAACTTTTGGTAGTGTACTTCTTACTGGTGTTTCACTTGATAATTTCGAGATTACTATTAAAACTAAAGAGGTAGATGATGATATTATAGGTATTTTGTTTTGTTATACCGATACGTCTCATTTCTATCACTATTCATATACAAATGATTATGCGGGTATAGATGCAGGTGGTACAACTTGTCCTCGTGATACATTTCGATGGTTAGGAAAGAATAACGATGCTCATTGTATAAGTAATTTGGCAGATGATACAAGTGCTCCCGGAGTTTCTAATATCGTCACTATTAAAATCAGACGATACGGTGATTCTATCAAAGTTCTTGAAGATGAAAATACTATATTTTTAGTTACTGATAGCACTCATAATAAAGGAGATATTGGTCTGATGACAGACGGTTGTGCAGGTGCTGAATTCTTGCCTCCATTTATTATACGTAAATATACCTATCCTGAACCTACTGTTATTGTGTAATTAGAAATGACGAAATACTCCTTACCTTCTATGCTGCCTCTTAGGAATCCTTATTCACCGTTTGAGAAATTTGGCTATATTCGTCCGATTCGTATTATAGGTAGTAATACAGACTTAAGAGACTATCAAGTTAGAATAGTTCTCAATAATGGTAATTTTCCTTTCGAAAGATGTAAATCAGATGGTAGCGATATACGATTTAGAGATGAAACAGGGAAAGGGTTATCTTACTGGATAGAGTCATGGAGTACTGATGAAGCAGTTATATGGTGTAAGATTCCTTATATTCCAGCGAATAGAAGTAAGAAAATATGGATAATTTACGGTAATCCTGCTGCTTCTTCTCTTAGTGATGGTTATAATTTATTTGAACAATTTGATATCCAAGATGTAGTTGCTTTATGGCATCTGGACGAATTGGTGTGGACAGGTGCAGCGGGAGAAGTAAAAGATTCAGTTGGGAGTAATCATGGTGTCGCTTATAATGGAGCAAATACAGTAGCGAACGGTAAATTTAATCGTGCTGGGTCATTCGATGGTGTGGATGACTACATTTTCCTTCCGAATTATACCGATTTAAATATTACAGATAAAGTTACGATTGAGGCTTGGGCTAAGAGTGCTGTTGCAAATCAAAAGGATTGTATTATTGTAGGTACACAATCACCAAATACAGGTACAGACAGACATTATTTTGGATTCGATGGTGATAATGGTTATTTAGGTATCGGTGTTGGTGCTTATCCTTGGAGTAATGAAGGAAACAATTACACACTTGATACTAATTGGCATTTCTATACTCTTGTAACAGATGGGACTGTCCATAAGATTTATGTTGATGGGCAATACAGAGGTATGAAATCGGGAATGTCGAAGCCAGAAACTTATTCATGTTTTATTGGAGCGAATCATTATGGTTCTACTTTTCATTCACCGTTTAAAGGTATTATTGATGAAGTTCGTATTTATCATAGGGCATTAACCGATACCGAGATTCTACTTCATTATAATTATTATATAGACAAAATGGGTTTATATGTTAATGCTCGGAAATTTTCTTTTCCTGAACCTGTTGTGGTTGTTTGAGTAAAAAATGTCTTTAGAAAAGACTGTCATTGGGATGGATAATTTTCTTCCTCCAGTAGTTCTCGAAGAGCTCCCGCTGATAGAGAACCCTCTTCCTCGCTTTGATACTTTCAAAGCTGCAGTTCGTGCTAATAACCGTGTTTATGGTCAATTTGCAGCTCCTATTTTTGATATCCATCTTACTATCCCGGTTTCTTTTTCTCCTTCTTTCCCTATTACTAATGAATACTTTACGCCTAACACGTTAAACTTTCTCGATGCTCATGCTAATATCCTTGATTTAATTGATAGTGATTTATTAATTTCTTCTCCTCTTCTTTATCCTTTTATTCAATACACTTACGGTGAAACTATTTCAGATACTATTAAACCAGTTGTTAGAAGCGAAAATGATTATGCATTTCCATTATGGTTGCCTCCTGAACATATCTATCTACAATTCATTCTTAATTGTGATGAGTCTTATGAATTTCTAAATGAAGGATTAATTTCAAAAACTATTAAATTGGATCATAAGTGCTTGAAACTATATGAATCTCTTCTTCCTTTTGATTTAGTATATGATTTTTCTTTCACTAACGAATTTGAATTTTCCTTACTCTTTTCTCTTCTAACTCCTTATAATCTTCATCCTTTTTTGAGTTATAAGTATGAAAAAGGTATAATTGATTCAATAAAACCAGTAGTTGACGCTGAGAATTATTATGCTTATCCTGCATGGGAAGAAATCATCTCTGCTTCTTTATTGGTTCTAATGCCACTTCAGTTCCAATTTCAATTTGCATCTATTAGAAATATACTTAGTTCTCTGTCTCTATTGTTTAAGCTACATATTATTGTTCCTACTGATTATCTCAATATTTATTTATCTTTGGGTTTAAAACCGCATATTGATTTCCAATCTTCTTTTCTCTTTCTTCTTCCACTTAGTATACATCCAAATTTAATCTCAGTATTTGATATTTTCATTAGACATTACTTAACAGTTAATACATTAAATAGCTTTGTTAGAGATTTGCACGTACCTTTAAAATTATTCTTAAATCATATATCAAGCATTACTTCTAATATCAGATTCAGTCAGATTCTTAGTACAGCTTCTAAAGTTACACTTGAAGGCATGTTAGAAGATTTAGTTTTGATGCCACTTGAAGATACGTATAGTAGTGAACGTATAACCAAAGGCATACTAACAATTTCAAGTGAAGCTGCTTTTGTGCCTCTAATTCAAATGGTTTATGAGTATTCGCTTACCGCTCCTCTGTTATTTGCTCCTATCCTAACAACTGTGAAGAGGTCTAAAGCTCTTGTTAAATATCTCACTATTGATATTAAAAAATTCAATATTAGCATAAATATAGAAACAATAGAGCGAGAGTGAAATGGTATGGTCGAGAAGAGGTATGAGATTGGTGATAGTATAACATTCAAAATAGAAGTTCGTGATACAAATAACGAGTTAGCAGACCCTGATGAAATTTATCTTGATATTGTAGATTTCGATAACAATAAAATTATTGAAAACAAACCCATGGATCATAATGCAACAGGTGAATATTCTCTTGATGTTTATCTTTCAAATGCCTCTTTCCAACAAGGAGGCTATTATGCGATAATACATGGTACATCAGAAGGCTATCATTTTTATGAAGAAAAATTCTTTTATGTGAATCCGAGTAGGAAAAAATGAGTGAGTATGGAAATATTGAGGTGATTAGGCAGATTTTAGAACTCAATGTTGGTGAGCAAGAAGAGAAATTAATATATTTAAAAGAGCTCGCTAATGTGTGGTTAATTACGTTTTATCCTTCTGATGTTTTAAATGAAGTGAGTTCTGATGCTAAAAACGCAGCTGTTAATTTCTATACAGCTTATTTATTTACAATTAGTACAGGCGGGTTCACTACTGAAGTGCCAGCTACCGCAGGTGAATTCAAACGTGTAGGTGAATCTTATCTTAAACAGGCTATGAACTCCATAGGTGAGATATATAAAATCAGAAAGGTTAATAAATGACTTCTTTAGTTGATAAATTAAATTCGGTAATGGATACATTGAAGACTGAAATTGATGATGCACTTAGTGGTTATAAGGTAATGCATTTTTTAAGGTTTCCGACTGCTACTGATTTCTTTCCTGTGTGTTTTATTGTACCTATTAGAATAATTCCTGTCTATAGAGGTGGAATATTAGAAGAAGATGAATATGCAATTATAGAAATAGAAATTCATTTAGTTACAAGAGTTCCATTTGATTATCGAGGTACACGGTTATTAGAAGATTTAGATGCTATAATGGAAAAATTAAGAACATTACGTCATGATGATTCCAAATGGTACGAATTAGATTATAAGGGCGGTATAGATTTAGAATATTCTCCTATTGAGAAATGGATATTACAATCAGCAGTAGTTCATGTCAAGGTAGAGGCATAAATTTTGCGTGAGATGTCCATACATCATGTTCATTGCAATTTTATTGTGAAGGTAATATAAAGTATAGGATAAGTAAAAATATTTTGTTCACGGCTAAATATATGCGTCTTATGCGATTATAATTATATGGAAAAGTAATTACTGGAGAGTATTATGAGTGAATATGGAGCAGTTAAGGGATGGAAAAATCGAATCAGAATCGGTGTTTCTTCAGCTGTAAATGAGAGTATCTGGAAGGCTGGTCGTGATCCTTTACTTAATTCATTCTCTGTCGAGACTGGTGTAGATATCGAGAAGATTTCGGTTATTGGTAGTAGACAGCCTGTTTCAATTGTGGAAGGTGTTACAGAGGTTTCTGGTTCTATCGAACGTAACTTGTACAGTAAAAATGCAACTTATAATGAGTTCATTTATGTGAATGATACTACGCATTATGACTTATTAAAAGCAACAGGATTGGGTGGAACAGAAGGCTTGGAGTGTAAAATACTATGGAATCCCGTATCTGATGATGTTGATGATGGTTATGAACGAGTGATTACCAATGTTAAATTCCATAATTATCGAATCGCTCATGCTGCACGAGATATTGTTGCAGAATCGGTTGATTATGATGCTTCTCGACTAAAAATTGTGAAGGGGAATAGACAAATGATTACAATTTTGGGAACCAGTGAGACACTATATGATTATCAAGTGAAAATAGAATTGGACTCAAGCAATTTCGATTTTGATAGTTCTTCAGATGACGGCTCTGATATCCATTTTGTTGATAATAGTGACAATGAATTACCTTTCTGGATAGAATCATGGGGCGATGATCATGCTGTTATTTGGTGCAAAATTCCTGTAATACCTGCTGGTGGTACTGTGTATATATGGATGATTTATGGAGATACTGGTCCTCATCCAAGTAGTAATGGAGATGCAACCTTTGACTTCTTTGATGATTTTAAGACTGGTAGTTCTCCTGTTTACTATGATAAAATTTTTGATGTTGTTAAATTAAAACCGTGGACTCGTTATGAAGGGAATCCCGTTCTTATCAAGTCTGATTCAGGGTGGGATTCTTCTGGAGTTAGAGATCCTACATTAATGATAAATGCGACAGGCTATTTGGTGCGAGAGAATGGGAAATACATTATGTACTACGATGCGAAAGACGCTTCAGGGATCGGGCGGATAGGACGAGCAACAAGCGATGATGGCATTCATTGGACAAAGGACCCAAATAATCCTGTATTAGAAGGCACTGCTGGAGAGTGGGATGCTGATGATGTTAATATTGGTTCAGTTGTAAAGCGAGGTACAAATGATTATATCATGTTTTATGGCGGAAAGGCGGGTGGTTCTTATGCTATAGGCATAGCCGAAAGCTCTGATGGTATTAACTGGACAAAGTATTCCGGAAATCCAATACTCACAGCGAGTGATTTTAATCTTGAAAGTCCATATTCTATGGTTCTTCCATATGCTATCAAACTTTCTGATGGCAGGTGGGTGATGTATATGGAAGGTACAAAAGCTCCCCTCTTTGCTATTTATGGAGCTATAACAAGTGATAGTGATGGAGAAACAGGATGGACACCACTTAATGGTGGCGATCCAGTAGTTGAACGCGATGGTCCGTTTACCTGGGATGATCATGGAGTTGCGAATGCAAAAATTTGTGAAATAGAATCTGGTAAGTATATTATGGGATATAATGGGCAGTCGAGTGGTCTTCACTGGAAATTGGGCTTTCTATATAGTACGGATTTAGTGAATTGGAAGCGATATTTCGAGAATCCGGTTATGGATCTCGCCCCTGATGGTGAGTGGGATAGTTATAGAATCGAAAATGCGGTTATAGCTAAAGATGATATAGGTGGGGACACTATTCGAATGTGGTATTTTGGTTGTCCTACTTCTGATTCTACTGCAGGTTGCGCGATAGGATATGCTACTTGTAATCAATCTGCTATCAAAGGTTATCTATTAGATACGAGTAAATGGGTAACTGGCAATTCGAAATATTTATATGCTAAGACCGATGCTGCAAGTATGGATATTCATACTAATCGAATTATCTCAGATGATTATGCTTACCATCCAATGAGTCTCAATAATTTTGCTCTCGAATTTGAATACTATCTCGAATCTTCTATTCCCAGTAGTTTGTTTTTTATTGGAGCGTCTAATGATTTCGGTACTTTCAATTCGATATCGGATTTTATAGCTTTTGAACATTATGGGGGATCTTCACTTTTTTGCGATACTCATCCTACTTCTCGCCTCGCTATATCTATTGGTAATAGCCTTCAAGAGTCTGACTATTGGTGTAATGATCCTACTGTTGGAGTTTGGCTACGATGTTCTCTAAAGCGTCTTTCTAACACCGCTTATATTACAATTCAAAATTTATCTTACAATGAAACTTATCTTAATACTAATCTTGATATTTCAGGAATTGCATCTTTAGATTTTTTGAATATCGGAGGAAAATATACAGGATCTGATCTCAAAGCACATGCATACATAAAAAACCTAAGGGTTCGTAAACATACTTCTCCTGAACCCACTGTTATAATATAGCTGATATTAAAAATAATAATAAAAAAATAGTATGGAGGTAGATTAAAAATGCCCGAATTTGGGGCTGTCAAAGGGTGGAAGAATCGAGTTAGAATAGGATTAGAGTCTGCTCCTAATGAAAGTATCTGGCATGATGGTCGTGACCCCTTGTTGAACTCTCTTACAATGGATACTTCTGTAGACATAGATAAAGTCTTCGTTGTTGGTTCACGAGATGCTGTTTCGATGATAGAAGGTGTGCAGGAGGTCACGGGTACATTAGAACGTAATCTGTATAGTAAGAACGCTACTTACAACGAATTTATTTATGCAGGTAATAACAGTCATCTCGACTTACTTGCTGCTACTGGTATGTATGGTGAAAGTCTTCAGTCCTGTAAGATTTTAATGAACACGACATCGAGTAGTAATTCTGCAGATTACAACAGAGTAATTTATGGAGTTAAGTTCCATTCATATAGAACATCTACGGCTGCTGGTGATTTGGTCACTGAGTCAGTAGATTATGATGCTACTAACATATCAACACACTAATCCTAATAGTGTATAACAATATATTTATTGCATTTATTAGTAGGTGAACAAATGAATCTTGAAGAATACAAGAAAGGGAAGATTAAAGACTATAAATTGCCTTCGGGTCTAATAATAAAAACAAAAGATATATCTCCACTTGTGCATTTGAAGATAAGAAAGCAGTTCAAAGACGATGGCGATGATTATTTTTCGCCTGCTCACATTGAAGCTCTATTTAAGGCATTCATAGTTTCTCCGGTTATACCTGATGAAATGACAGTTGAAGATTTTACATCCGATGATTTTAAAGCTATTCTTGCGACTATTATAAAACAAATTAGTTTATCAGATGCCAAAGAGCTTGAGGAGATTAGAGATGATAACAAGGATTTTTCTACCTGATCCGAGTGGTATGTGAACGTTTTGGTTTGCGTCCCTCGGATCTGTTAGATGAGTATCGAGATTTGAGTTTGATGGAAAGAATATATTTAGATTTTTTGGTTGCAACTGCTCGTTCCGAAGAGGGTAGTAAGACTATGAGTGGTGAAGAGCTTGAATCTCATTTAGCACGCATTGAAGAAATGAAAAGGAGGGGATTGTTGAAATGAAAATAGAAGATTACAAAAAGAAGAATACAAAAAAGATTAAATGTCCAAGTGGATTAGAAGTTACCGTTAATAATATTACACCATATACTTTACTCAGAATAGTAGATAAATTAGGGATAAATCCTACAAGAGAAGAAGTATATACAAAACCAGTGATTGATGCATTGTTTAAGGCATTTTTGAAAGAACCTATTATAGGTAAGGATATAGAAATAGAAGATTTTCTTAGAGAGGATTACATTTTCTTGCACAATTTGATATTTGAAAGGGTAACATTACCGGAAGAATAAGATGAAGTATCATGTGCACGTTTATGAAGTAAAAAACGAATATGAAATAGATTTGGACGGAAGAAGTCAGTTAGAAGCAAGGGCTAAGGCAGTTGAGATATATAATAAAGAGAAAGATAAACTCAAAAGAGTTAGTTCTGATTGTGATATAATAGTTTTAGCTTTTAAACAAGATTAGGAAAATTGCCTGATTATGAATATAATGTAGGACTTAGTATAACTGGTGCGGGTGTTGTAGACCGTACTCTCGAAAGGCTACAAGTACGGATAACAAAGTTGGCTCGTAGCACTAAACTGATTTCTAATGCTTATAGAGATTCATTCCGAAATTTCACACCACTATTTAGTGGATTAGAGAAGAAACTTCAAGGTGTATATGATGCAAATTCTAAATTAGCCACATCTACTCAGAATGTTGCGAAACACCATGTGACATCAGCAAAAGCTATTCAGTCTTCTACTTCATATTATACTAAACTTGATCAGTCTTTGCGAGAAACCAGTAAGTGGCAAAAGTCAAATGCAGAGACTGTTCAGTCTACACTTAGGAATTACGATAAATTTAGTGATTCTCTCCAAGCAAATTATCAGCAGCAGAAAGCTTCTTCAAAAATAATTAGTGCTTCTGTCAAGAACTATGATAAACTTAGTAAGACGCTACAGGATACTGGTAAGTGGCAGAAATTTAATGCTGATGTTATGCGTTCTGCCTCTGGAAATTATGATAAGCTGAGTAGTACTTTACAACGAACTTATAAAATACAGCGTTCAGGTTCTAAGGTAGTTCAATCTACTGCACGAAACTACGATAAACTTAGCGATTCTTTACAGCGTTCTCATAAATGGCATCGGAGTGATACGGAAAGTTTCAAGAAGGCAGTCAAACAGTATTCGTCATTTGGTAAAGTGATAGATAAAATAGCAGCTGCGTCCAAACGCATGGCTAACACGCAAAGAGGTGCTGCATCTTCATTTAAAATAGTAACTAATGAATTAGAAAAGCAGACAAATGCCAATAAGTTCCTTAATATCTTATTGAATTCCAATTCAAGAATTTTCAGAGAGGAAGTTAAATCAGGTAGATTAGCTGCACTGCAAATGAAGGCTGCTGCAGAAATTGAGAAGAAAGGTATCAATGCGGTTAATAAATCTCTACAAGAACAGTTGAAGACTCGTGTGCGTCATATAAAAACTGCTCGCTTATTAGGAGCGGAGCTTGATAGTACAGCAAAGATGCAGAATTCTGCTATACTGACAGTAGACAGGAGTCTTAAAAGACATGGTACGACTTGGGGTAAATTAGGTGGCGGTCTTGAAAAAATAGGTGGTGTAGTCAAGAAAGTAGGTATGAGCTTTCTTACCATCTTGGGTCCTGTCTTTCTGCTTGATGCTGCATTACGTACCGTGGGTCAGGTTGCCAGCTGGCTATTTGATCCTTTTATTTCTTTCCAGGATGCATTATTTGAGGTAAGAAAGACAGCCAATTTGACAATTGATCAAATGAATGAATTAGGAGATGCATTAATAAAGTTGAGTAAGGATGTACCGATGGCTGCTACGGCGTTAGCAAGTATAGCAAGTGAGGCTGGACGTTTGGGTATTTCAGGTACTCAAAACTTACTTTCCTTTACCAAAACTGTTGCAAAGTTGAGTATAGCTACGACTCTTACAGCGGATCAAGCAGCAGAAGCATTAGCAAAAATACGTGAAGCATTTGGACTGCCTATCGCTGAAATTGAAAAATTGGGTGCTATCATTAATGAACTTGAAAACACAACTGCTGCTACAACTGAAGAAATAGTTTCTGCAATGAAGAATATTGGTGCTGCGGGTAAGATGATGGGCTTTACAGTAGACCAAGCAGCTGCACTATCTGCTACACTTGTTGGAGCAGGTATGGCAGGTGAAAGAGCTGGTACTCGATTGAGACGTACTTTCCAGCAATTAGCTGCAAATGCATCTAAGATAACTGAGTTTATGGGGGACCAAGGTAAGGCATGGGCAGAAGCGTTGGAAAGAGATCCAATACAAGCGCTAATGATGTATCTTAAGAAGCTTAATGAAATACCTTCACGAGTCCAGAGAATGGAGAAAGCACACGAACATTTCGGAGAGATTGCAGGATTTGCTATCGCTACACTTGCTGAGAATTATCCACAATTAGTGAAGAATATGGAGACTGCTCATGAAGAACTTAAATGGGGTACATCACTACAGAAAGAATATTCGATTGCTATTACTAAAACTTCTGCAAAGTTACAAGTGTTTCAGAACAGAGCTGAGGCAGCAAGGCGAGAATTAGGTGATGCCTTACAGCCATCACTACTCAATGTTAAAGGCGCATTAGTAGGTGTGCAAGAACAAATAGCTAAAGCTGCTGAATTGATTAGGAAGATGAATGATGAAATGGAATCTTCTGTTACTGCTACTGATGTTTATATTCAAGAAGTAAATAGATTAGGTGCAAGTGTGAATAAATTACCTGGTGCATTTGAGGGATTTTTTAGTTATATAGCAGTTGGTGGAAAGACATTTCTCGATTTTCTCCAAGCTGCTGCTGCTCGCATGGGTGGTGATTTTGTAGCATCAAGTTATAAATCGATAAATGCCCAGAGTGCATTCGTAGTAGGTATGCATGAAATGGAAGAATCTGCACGAGATGCAACTAAAGCATTTGAACTCGAAAGTAAGTTGTGGAATCAGAGAAATATTGCATTAAGAGAAGGTGTTAAATGGGTACGTCAGCAAAACAATGTTAGTAATGATCATTTACAAACTATTAAGGAATATGATGAATGGTTAGAAATAGAGCCTAAACTGAGGCAGCATATTACTGACAGTATAAAAGATGAAAGCAGGCGAAAAGAAGAATTAACAAAAGTTGATATGATTAGTATTTCATTAGCACGTAAGACTGCAGATGCTATAATTGATGAATATAATAGTCGAAGCGTTTTAACAGATGAAGAGTTCAAGAATTTCAGGGATCTTCAGAATATATTTAGGGAGAAAAGAAGATTTGGAGAAGAAGAATTAGAATTATGGGATAAGCAAGCACAAGCGAGACGAGCGGAAATAGCACTAAATGACGAAGCTTCATTAACATATAAAAACGTAGTAAGAACAATTAAAAATTATAACAAAGCTCATGGCACATCAATTAAGATAGGTAAAAATGGCGTCGAAGTACGAGAAGCCCTATTAAAAACTGGTCATGATCTTATATGGATGGGTAATAAATGGGTGATAGTAGATAAGAATCTTGCTGACACTTGGTTCAAAGGCAATAAAATATTAGAAGATAGAGATAAACTAACAAACAAATATCTTACCAGTAACGAGAAATTACAGATTCAGTATTCAAAAGTAGTAGGAGCGATTTTAAATGTAATAAAAGCTGAAGTTGATTTAAAAAACTTAAACAATGAATTAAAAAGAACTTTTGATGATCTTACTCGTTCTTCTCGTGATTTATATGATGTTTCTTTAGATTTAGCTGGCGCTTATTCCGGAATGTATGATACATGGGACGAAGTGAAAGATATAGAAGAGAAAGCAACTGGTATTACTCGTCAAGTTATAAATCAATATGATGATGAAGTTGATGCAATCGAGAGACTGGTTAAACAAAGCATAAAATACGCAAAACAGGGTGATAAAACAGCAGCTTCGGAAAAAATAGTAGAAGGAGCAGTGAAAGCTCGCATACTCGCAGAAAAATTAAAGAGAAAATCTATGAAAGCAACCACTGATGAAGAACGAGAAGCATATAAAGAAGCATGGAGGTGGGTAACTGGTAATCTGCGATTAATCCGAGAAAGTACAGTTGGAGTTGGAGATTTAGAGTCACAATGGGATAAAGCATCTTTGGGTATAGTTTCCTCGTTACATAATATATATGGAGTACCTAAATCTCTATCAGGAGAAACTGAGCAGTCTTTTAAGGACATTCTTGATATATATGATGAGGTCGAAAAGAAATCAGGTAAACTTCCTAAAGATATAAAAGATATAATAGAAAGTACCGGGAAGCTCAAGTCTCCCGAAATTGATGTTTCTGAAACTTTACCTGAAAAGGTTAAGGAGGCTAAAGATCATGTAGATGAAATGAAGGATTCATTAACCAGCACAACTCTCTCTCCTGATCTTAAAGAATACTTAAATATTGAAAACTGGGATGACATGCTGACTCATATAAACGATGCAGTTGATAAAATAAATAAGATAGATACAGAAAAGGAAATAACATTGGACTTAAATAGCGAGAGTTTTATGGAAGACTGGAATGAGGCAATAAAACAAATAGAAAGTGAACCAATTACTCTCAATATAGAGCTTGATGAAGAAGGTAAAAAATTATTAAATTTGTTTGGAGAGAGTTTAGAATCAACTGTTACAGTTACAGGAGGTATAGAAACAACCTCTAAAGAATTAGTAAACAACATTAGTGAAGGAGTATCGAAGGGTATAGGAAATCAAACTATAGCTGCACAAACTGAAGTAGTGCCGACTCCAGTACCGACTCCTACTATACCAGCAGGAACTACTGTAACACAAAAACATCAAGTAGATATAAACATGAAATTCGAAGGTCAGCCACCAAAAGGAGTTGATAAAGAAAGCTTAAAAGAAATAATAAGAACCGAGATAGGTAAAGCAATCAGATCTGTATTTTGAGGTGATTAGATGGTAGAGAATGCATCTGTTGTGACATTTGGAAATAATGCGAGTGCAATGGTGATAAGTTATGAATGCGATTATAGAACTGGGAATGTACCTATTGATATATTAGGTAGAAACAGGAATGATTATCAAGATTTAGGATTATTTCCTACTGAGCATCATTTCACTTTATTTGTAGAGAATAATTCACAATATCGTAATCTTCTTCAAGAATTATACAAACATGAAGAAATAGAATTTGGATATAACGAGTCTACAAAGTTTTATGGTGTTCCTACTCATATCCATAAACATCCTATGCAAGCTGGGAGAATCGAGGACTTATATATTGTAGATGTTGATGTACTCTCAACTGATCCATTACGTTATGGTAAAAAATTTGAAGCAAGTCGAGCGTTAACAAGTAAAAGTGGTTCATTTAATCTACCAGCAGTCATTGGCGATACTAAAACTCCTATAAGTCTTCATTTCGATGTTTATGATGTAAATAAGAAAACTGTTACTGGTTCTGATACTGGTACCTATTTGTTATTTGGTAGAAAAGACCAGCTTGGATTCGATCATCTTCATATGCACTATGTCGCTATTCCTCGATGGAAAGATTTTTGGGATAATTATTTTTGGTACGATCAGTATATTCTTCCTCCACTTAACTCAACAACAGGAACAATTCCGTGTGGAGACGGAGAAGTTACATGGGTATGGGGTATTCAACCAACGTCTTACAGTTTAAATCATCCTAATATTATTCAGTTTTTATGGTTGAAAGATGACTACTGTTATGATTTTCCTGATACCAGTACATCTTATAGATATATACCATGTACATGCCCCCAATGTGACATCAGATTACTAAATGAAAGACTGACTGCAGCGGCAGGAGCTATCTTTGTAGATCTCGGAGGAGACGATAATATAGACAAGATTCATTTAATAGCTGATGTACGAATTCCTATTATTTGGTGGGAGCAGGACGATTTGGTGGATGGCATAAATATCTTTGCTTGGAATACTATAAATAATAGCTGGCATCCTATAGCTATTCGTAGTTTAAATCCTTATAGTGTTGACTCAGGATACAAAACTATTGATGTGACTCTTAATTATTCGAGTACATTGAATGTAAGTGGTGGAATGATGTTTTTATTTTATAATCAAAAAAGTGGAGGAATAACCGATGATCCCAGAGCGCACGGGTGGGATTTGATGATTGATCATCAGCGGTATACTAAAAATACAACCTATGCTGCAATGTCAACAGGCACTAACTACCTACGCATGCGAGTATTTAGAAAAGAGCATAGACTTGCTACTATTATTCCTCGTGACTATGAGATATTACAATATGCTATCATAAAAGGTATAAATAATATCCCGAACAATACAGTACAAATTCATATTGTTAATGCTGCTTCAGATGCGATAGGAGAGTTTGTATATCGTACAATTGAAATTCCGAGTAGTGAATGGTCTGGCACTCATTTGATACCGCTGGCATCTATAGATTATCTACCCGATGCTTCATATATAGGAATTCTCATTCAATTGAAAGAAGAACTATTGAATGCAGGCACGCTTCCAGGGGTAGAATTATACAACATGGCAGGTGCAAAGACATTGGAGATATGTGGTGGAGAAATTGAAGTAGATACGAGAATATATGGTAAACAAAAAGAAACTGCTCAGTATGTAAGAGCTACTCATTCAGGAAAATCAATAATAAAGGAGTACAGTCAGATAGAAACCTTAAGGGTTGTTGAAATTCATGATGAATTAGAGCCTTATAGAGTTACACGATTACAGGGTCCATGGTTACAGGGTCATTATGAATTGAATGCTAAAGTTAGTGATAAATTTATGTTTGATCCATTTGAAAATATATATAATAGCTATTATGAAATTTCAGGCGGTGTATCTATATATTCCTCTTTTGTAAGTTTAGGGGATGGTCACATTACCTATTTGATTTCTCCAAATTTGCCTATCATTGAAGTTCCTACTCTTTATTTAGCAGGAAGTGTTTCTCATGCTTATGTTTCAGGTAATAATGAAGATTTCTATGAAGTGAGTTTTGTTCCTAATCATACAGGCTATATAGGTTCATCCGAAATAGATTTAAGAGGTCTTGAACGATTTTTTCTAAAGCTTGAAGGGGGGAGTTTTTCTGCACTTCATGTTAGTTGTGATTTAGGTAGTGTCTATAATCCTCTCCCTTGGGCTGTTCCTGACGGTCCCACTACTTATTATTATTCAAAAGATAAAGATATTGATGTAGATTTGCATGTTGAGTATAGAGCTGCTTATTATACATGACGAATATTAGTTCGGTTTGGCAGGTGGGAGATGTAACTTTTAAAGCAGTAGAGTTTGATGAAGATACTGCTCTTGCTACTACTCATGCTAAATTTATAGGAGAAACTGGTAGTTTTGTTTCACAAGAAGTAAGTGGTGCTACCCTACGAATTAGAGCTTTTACTGAAAATCTAAGTTCATTAATACAAGAATTGCATAGTGCAGATATATTAAAATTACGAAGATATGATGGATATATTCAATATGTTGAATTCAATAGAAGAAATTCACGATTAGAAGCACCTATCGTTCATGATAAAGAAGTAGAATTAGAATTCATAGCTGCTGATCCTTATAAATATTCTCCAAATGAAAATTCATTATCGTTTAATTTAGATAGCACATCAAAAGAAATAACTATAAATGTCGATGGAGAGGTCAAAACACCATTAGGATTTGCGATAGAGAGCTATCGATTAGCATCTGTAATAAAGAGTTATTCTTCAACTGGTAAGTCCTATGAAATAACGGGTTATGGCACAGTTAAGGCGAGTGAATGTAATATTAGAGCTCTAATAAATATTCCCAATTCGAGTTGGTTTGATGAAAATGGAATATTATTCCCAAGTCACGAAAATGAAAGCGGATGGATATGGAGAGAACTTAGTATGTGGGAAAAAGAGTGTATAAATGCTGCTGATGCTTTTATTTTTTATAATCACACTCCTGTAGCTACACCTTATGTTCTTAATTTTATCCAGGTTTCATCTACCAAGGCTGTAGAAAGAGATATTATGTTTAAAATTCATTATTTACGATTGTGGAATTGTTTTCCTTCCGAAACAGGAAGTGGTTGGGATTATCGTATAAGACCAAACGGCTGGAGTTTATCGATTTGGAATGATGATATAAAAGAGTGGCAGGTTATTCATTCAAATATTCAAAATGAAGGTGATTCTAAATATGTTCATTTCAATGACTATAGTGGAAATCCAATCTTAATTGGATATAAAAATACAGTTCTCCGCACTGGCATTCGTTACTTCGAATCCGTACTTGCTCTGAATCAATTTCAAATAGGAATACGTGGTCAATCTATAGTTTCAGTTTTTCAACTACCGAATGTAGATAGCCTTGCTCCTATTGAGATAACATTTTATGGTCCTTCAGATTTTAATGGGAAGATGCATGTAAACATCTATCCAGCTACAGTGCTGGATGTTAATAACCGGTCTTTTAATCCAAATATAGTTTTAAAATCTTTTACTATTGACGGAGAATTTTGGGGTGGTACTCATATTGCATATTTTAATCCTTTAGGATATGATACTTTTGCTATTGAATTGAATCCTGAATATACAGGTACAGCACCAAGAGTAAATATTTATCAGTCTTCTACTACTGGTGATGGATTAATATTTTATGAAAGAACAATTGCAGGAGAACAAATATTTAATGTCACTCATAATTCTGAAACTATAGTATCACAAGTGAACTATAAAACTCCTGTGAGGAATCTTAAAATTAGAAGTTTGTTGGATAGAAGTACCGAATTAGTTTTTGAAAAATCATTCTTAGGTGAGAATGGTCATTTTAATGATTCTAATTATTATAGATTTAATCCTTTTGAAAGTGGACATGTCAGTGATTGTGTAGTAGCCAAAGCATCTGGTGCAAGTATTTACTCTTCACAAATAATTTTAGATTCAGGTGAATGGGTTCAATTCGGATTATATTCTTTAGCGCCATTCGCCAACTTTCCTGAAGGGCATTGGAGCGGTAGCGGAGATGTAGATGCTTATATTTCTCTCAACAGTACAACTGATACTAATTACATGTATAAAGTAGTTTTTGCAAATTCTCCATATATGTTTCCTATTTATAATAGTGGTTGTAATCTTTTAGGAAAAGATCATTTTTATTTACATTTAGTAGCTACTACTTATACTTCAATAACAAATATGGAAATTCATTCGCCAGTAAATTTTGCAAATAAAGGTTTCGTTTATCTTTATCCAAACAAAGCAAATAAGATATTTATAGGGTATAAGAATCTTAATAGCGATGCTACTATGAAATTGAAATGGCGTGACGCTTATTTATGAAAAGAAGAAAACGAACTCGTGCGATTTGTGGAATAGCAATTTGTGGTTATACAATTTGTGGCGATATTTCCTATTATCTACCTACTGTTTCTTCTTCTGATATAAAAGGAGTTGCACAAGTAACTACTCCTGATGGCTGGTTTACATATTTCTTTCCACTTGTTAGAGCTGAAATTATTCTTAATCAGCCATTCACAGATGATAGTGCTACAATCACCATAGTGCATAATGGACAGCTTCTTATAGATTCAGATGTAAGCATCCATCTCGGTAAAGGATTGAAGAAAGTAGTATTTATGGGCAAGATAAAAAGTGAAACTCAGCGTACAGTCATGGGCAAAGGCAATATCATGTCTGAATTAAATTGTGTATCTCGATTTGATGAATTAGCACATCGTTATTTAAAAGAAGGAGACCAAAAAGATTTTCGTGGTACGCTTTCAGAAGTAATACAGCAATTCATAAGTGTAGCGGGTATGGATATAGAGAATAAATCAGCTAATAGTGCTGACATGGTAGATTTGAGTTTCAAATATTGGGAATTATCACTTTTGGATTGTTTGTATAGAATTCTTGGTGATAAATGTATGTTATATCTTAATGGTAATACATTAGTGATAGAGGATAAGACTGATGAAATAAAATACACTTTAGATAAGAATTCAAAAATAACGGACATAAATGTAGAAACCTCACAAGAGGATAGTTATAGAAGATGTCATGTACGAGGTGCTAAGATAGGAGAAGACAGTGCGGGAAATCCGATTTATGTAACAGGAGACGCAGTAGATGAAATGGCTACTTCTAATAAGGAAATATATATAGAAGATGATACAATTCTTACTGAATGGGATGCAAGACAGAGAGCAGAACGAGAATTAAAAATAAGAAATGAATTGACAGATGCAATAGAAGTTACGCTCGCTGACCTGGTTTATCCAGTTTTCGGAAAAGTTAAAGTAAATCTCCCAGGAATTGCAAAAATTCTTGAATTAAAATCATTAAGATATACAATAGATGATAATGGTTTATTCACTACGTTATACTTAGGAAGAAGCTATAAATCTTTAAGTACAATATTTAGGAGTTTAAAATAAAATGGCTGATTTAGATGTTTGGAAAGATTATGTTACTGTTATAAATGCAGCGAGATTGAATGCTATAAGAGATCATATCGCTACAAACGAAGGTAATATTTCGTATCAGCAAACACTAATAAATGCAAATACTACGAGTATTTATACCAATACTAATAACATAGCTAATCTCTCTAATATCAAGCTTTCACGTGATGGTTCGCAGCCGATGATTGGTGAATTAATATGTGATGCAGGATTGAAAACAGATATAATTGCGAGTAAGACAGGTTCTACTCATTTTAACGGTAATTTCTATCCTGAGAGCAATAATACATTCTACATGGGCAATAGAAGTGAAGCATGGAAGAATATATACGCTTATGGAGGCTTCTTTGATACGCTTTATAGTCTCCGAGCTGGTTATCCTCTAAATGTTGATTGCCCTTTAATAATTGACGAATATATAAGAGGAAGTGATGGATTGCTATTGAGAGCGGGTCATGCTTTGGTTCCACATCCTTACATCCAGCTTTATGATGGCACTCATCCTGATTATAAAGGCAGCATGCTTATTGCTACTCCAGGAACTTCTAGTGAACCTGGAAGCGAACAATGGCGAATCTGGATATGGGGAGGATATCAAACCAGCTGGATAATAATTTATAATGCTCATTTAGTTCCTAGTACTGATAATGAATTACGATTAGGTGGCTCTGGGGAGAGATGGAGTGAAATACATGCTGTTAAAGGCTATTTCGATGAGGTAAATGCAAGTATAGTTAAAGTATCAAGAACTATGCCTTTCTACCTCGAAAATCCATCTTCAAGCGATAAATACTTATTAGGTGCAGGCACCGTTTCTACAATGTATCAATTCAACACAACAGTAACTCTTATAGGCTATAAACTTATGATGTTAACTTCAGCTTCTAATGGTTATATTAAAGTAACAATTGATGATGCAAATGGATGGAGTTATGAAAAGACTTACAGTTTAGGAAGTGCAGGTGGATATAGATACAATGAAAGTTTTACACATATAATTGAAACAGATAATGGCATTCAATTAAAAATATCGAATTGTAGTAATATATCTTCAACTTCGATTGTATTAGAGTATAAGTAAATAGAAATGGGCGATAATGGTTCATCCTATTCAAAAATCGAAAGTATTTGGAGTAATGCTGTAAGACTAACTCGCAGTGTTTATCCCAATTTACAAGATGAGATAGAATACATTGAAGCGAATCTTGGTGGTGGTAATATAAGTTGTAACTGTTCTGCTTTAGAATTTGCAATTGAGAATCTGAGCACTATCAAGTTATCGCGAGATGGTTCACAACCAATGGAAGGTGAGCTGGTATGTAATAATGGTTTAAAAACTGACATAATAAAGGCGCGTACACAATCTATCATCGACTGCCAGAATCAGCTCAGAGTTTATCAGAGTTTAGGTGGTGATGGAGATAGTGGGCTATGGCTCGGATCTGATTTTAGTTTTGGAGCTCCTTCTATAAATTTATATCCTTATAGTTCTAGTGCTAATGGTAAGATATTTATAAGAACGCCTCGTTCGAGTGGTTTTAGTGGAGTTCGTGTAGAAATTCCCGGTAAAAACGACTTTATAGATATAAAAATTAAAGACTCAAATCTCATTCCTTACGATGATAATTATCAGGATTTAGGTAGTAGTAGTAAACGCTGGAAGAATATTTATGCAGTTTCAGGCAATTTTTCAGGTGTGATAATTCCTGATGAAATAATTAGTAATGCAGATGACATCGCAAATCTAAGTCTTATTAAACTATCGAGAGATGGATCTCAGCCAATGACAGGAATATTAACTTGCCAGTCAGGCATCAAAACAAACAGTCTAACTACTGTTTCGGGAGATATAGTCACGTGTGAAAAAGACCTCGTTGTAAATTCTCATATATGGGGTAATCCGCTATTAACTATAGGAGGCGGAGCAGGATTTACAGATGGCTATCCTCACATAAAATTCTCTTATAATGATCTTATACTGCTAACACCTGGTGAGTCTGGACCTCTCGAACGAATTTTCATTTATGGCGGTTGGGATGATGGTGAAATAATGATAAAGAATGCAGATCTTGCACCATTCACAGACAACAGATGGGATTTAGGATTTCCGGGTTATACGTGGCGATGTGTCTATGCTGCTAAAGGCAATTTTTCTGGAACTATTATTCCTGATGCTATACTTACCAATAGTGCCAACATATCTGATTTAGATGCACGAGTAGATTATCTTGAAGAAAATTTAAGTAGCAATGTTAGCTGTAATTGTTCAGCATTAGAATATTCAATTCAGAATTTAAGTGAGAATAAACTCTCAAGAGACGGTTCACAGCCAATGGAGGGTGAACTGGTATGTAATAATGGTTTAAAAACTAATACAGTATCTACTGTATCAGGAGATACTCTGAATTGTGAAAAATATTTAGAAATCAACAAATATTTATTTGGCAAATCTCTTAATGGTTTATGGCTATTTGCAGATCATTTAGCTTGGTCGCCTCGGATAGAACTCGATGCTTACGATTCGGGGGGAGGTATACGAATCAAGACATGTGGAGGAGGTGTATCCTTAGTTCCACGAATTGATATTCCAGGAAATTCTGATTTTGTAGATATTAAATTTGCTCAATCAAATCTCATTCCTTACGATGATAATCAGCAAAATTTGGGAAATTCAAATAAAAGATGGAAAAACATATATGCAGTAAGTAGCTTATTTTCTAATGTCCAAGTCGAATTTCGAATATGGAGTAATAATACTTTTACAATAGGATATAGTAATTCTACAACAGAGAATAGTCAAATTAGACTAACCTCAACTGATTTGACTTTAATGACACCGAATTCTAATGGAACATCAACTGAAAGACTAAGTCTTACTGGTAATGCAGACAGAAGTATTGTGTACATAAAAAATGCACACTTATTACCTTATGACAATCTTTCATCATATTTAGGTTCTACTGCCCATCGTTGGTTAAAGGTTTTTGCAGACACTGGATCTTTTACGAAAATTGATGCTTTAAGTGCATCGGTTTTAGATGTAGATGATGATGTCAAGTTAGATCGAAGATTATGGGGTAAAAATGATCTTATATTGGCGGGTGGTGATCCTTCATACGGTCATGCTCAGATTAAATTATATAATAAAAGTAATTTAGGGCATGTAAGTTTATTGTCAACCGATAGTTCAGGAGTGGCAAGAGAACGGGTGAGAATAGAAGGCGATCAGGAAACCTCGACGATAATAATCAAAAAGGCTAATATTGAGCCATATTATGACAACACATATAGGTTAGGTTCATCTGGCTATAGGTGGTCTGATATTTATGCAGTTAATACACACTGGGGTGATTTAGGTTTTGTTGAAACTACCTGTCCAAAATGTAATAAGAAATTCAAAATTGGTGACAATATCATCTTAAAGGTAGTACGATTTAATGAAGAAGATGGAGGTATAATGACAATACCAATACATTTAGAGTGTGCGAAACTACCGACAAAAACAATAAGGAAAAAGTATCCGGTAAAAGAGAAATATTATGAATGGGATGAAAGACAAGGTAGAGCAGTAGTAAAGTGGCGAACAAAGAAACAAAAGAAAAAAATAAAGAAAAAGAGATTAAAGTCAGGCTATAAAATCAATCAAAAAACAGGTAAAATCGAATCCATTAATCGAAAGCATATAGACTTATCAGAAGCAGTTGAAGAAGTAGAAGAAGAAATAGAAGAAATAGTATATCAAGAAAAAGAAATAAAAATATAGTATCGTGTAGATAAACAACTACACTGAATTTCTCGAATCAATCTACACGTATTTCTATTATAGTTACTATTTAGTGTACACTCTCTTCTTTTATTCTTTTAACTACTTCATTAAACAATTTATCTTCTATTTCTCGTAGATTTTTATAAGGATGATGTCTACCACCGTCATCTAAATCAAATACATAACTATGGCATTTATCATCTTCAATTAATAATGGATCATAGGATTTACAGTATCCATCTTCTATACCGAGTTTTAAAAGCAAATCGTAGAATTTCCATGCAAGCCATTCAAGGACATATCGTTTTTGAGATTCATATAGAGGCAAGTCATCAATATTCTTAAATTTCCTACTGGAGTCATAATTAAATTTGCATAATTCACTCATATTCACTTATAGACGCAATAAAAATATAGAGGTAATAGTTTTATATACCCAAGGCAAAAATATTTCAATGACAACGTTATATGAAGCTCTCATGCAAGATTTTGAATTAGTCAATAATACGAGGTGCGATATAATAAACTACTTTACCTGTTTCATGTAAAGAACTCGATAATTGCATAGGGAACTCATTACCGAATCCCATTTCTATTTCATGCATACCCAAATTATAGAGGGTGTTAGTAATACTAAGAATGAAATCAACAGGATAGGCGGATTTTAAATTATGGGTAGATTTTTTATCGGAAGTATCAATCACATAAGTTTCAACCGTAATGGATTCTTCTTCATTCTCTGTAGAAATAGTTAAGTTTTCATGGAGATTATCGAGTTCAAAGATAAGAGTGTCATTTCGGATCTGATTAGCTGCACGTGCAATTTTTCTTATTTCTTCTATATCAACTAAGCATTTACATTCAAACTCATCAGGGAGCTTTGAAACTGAAGTCATATAGGTAGGATCGAGGATATCCATGTCAATTTCGAAATTATCTAAAAGCATCTTGAATCTATCTGTAATTTCAATTTTGATGTTATCTTCGGGATTACCAAGCTTAGTATAAAGTAGTAGATTCTTAGCATTTAATCCTATTTCAACATTTTCATCTAAGAGATAATCATTGAGTAGTCCAGTAGGAATGGAAACATCTACTAATGCCACATTACCATAGTCGGTAATTCTTGAACTCAAATTTTCTTTAGAAAATTTCAATATAGTTTCTTCACGTATAGGAACAATAGTTTCTAATACATCCCTAAATATTTTATTTTTTATTGAGATTTGAATCATAACCTCAAAATTCCTCCATATTTGACCGTAGACGCAATATTTTTAAGTGGCGATACATTTATATTGTCTTAATGAAAACATTGCGTTAAATCACAAATATAAGCGTCTCATGCAATTTTAATTTTTAACCACTCATTCATTATGGTTCAAAAAATTCAATGTCTCCTGCTAAATCCGAGGCTATTATCTTTCGCTTATTATCGTACAAATCTGTTAGAACCTGCATGCTACTCATATACGGAGTATACAGCCATATTTTTAGATATCCGTATGGTATCTTTATCATGTCTGCTTCTACATAATTCATCTCTAACAAAATATATAAAAAACTTTAGAATTTAAAAATAAGCAGCATTTAGATAGTACGTATTTTTATTCCACACCGGTATTCTAATATAATGATTATCATTTTCACTAATCTTTCCGACTATGTTGTCGTTCTGCGGTTCAATAAGTATTATGGTATCATTGAGAGGATTATATAATCCAACCATCATATGATTCTTCTTCGGTACATAAATATAATCAAGATAAATATGATATTTAGAAGCTGAAAGAATTAGGTCTCTACTGAAGTCTCGACAGACATAAGCACCATCAATATAAGGATGAGAATCAGTCGAATCCATCATTAGAAACTGACTCAAAGAAACACTTAGTAAAATACCTATTGCAAGTATACCGAATATTTTCATTATCCCATAAACCATATCTTTTCTGTTTTATAAATTCCTGTAGTCTTACCTAACCGTCCAACTATAGCATTAGATTGAGGCTCGTATATTTCCCATGTACCTTCCGTAGTTATAAATGAGTTATACGCGTGAGAATGAGACCAAGTGATAGCAAATGCTACTTGCTTATCATAATATGGTTTTGCGAATACAGCAGCTACGAATGATGCCATAAGCAATGCATAATCATCACAATCAGCAACATCTACTCGCCATTTCGGTAGTATCTTTTCGATTTGAGTTTGAACAGGACTTAAAATTTTTATCCATGTATTTAGTGGCAGCGTGTAATAATATTTATCAGCAGTTAGTATATCATATTTACCATATTTAGCTATAAATTTCCATGGATTGACTTCTTCCATCTCCTTTGATGGATCTGGTGGTTCAGGAAGGTTTATGGATTTTGCTAAAGCTCTTGATAATGTTTCTGCTCTTCTTGCAAAATATTCTTTATCTTCGATGCACTTCTTTAATTCTTCTCCACAATCACAAGGTCTAAATATATTTCTTAGCATATCTTGTATTCTTACATACTTTTTTAAATAATTTGGAACTTTCCAATACATTTTAATCAATCCTCCCACAAATACCAAGATTCTTCTGCCTCCTTAATTGCTTCTTCTTCCTCTATCTTCTTTTGCATTTTTTCTCCAGTAGAATATTTTAATAGATAGATTGGCTCTTCAATTTCATCTTCTTTAACTTGTCCAATATATTTTAGTTTATTTCCACAAAAAGGACAGTGTGTAATATGATTTTCATAATAAAATTCCAAATAGCAATTCCTACAAGAATATACTCTTATTTTAGATGACGACATCTTATTGTAATAATCTATTCAGATTCTTCTTTACTATTACCTCTGTGAATCGTTTTAGATGGTAAATCAATTCTTTTATTTTCTTAGAAGAGGGTTCGACGAGATTGTTATTCTTACTATCAGCACCCACACTTACAAACTCCGGTTTGATATCTTGTATCATACAAAGAAAATCTCCTAAATCGAAATCCATAACTGGCTCTATACTCACCATCTTTCTAACACCGTATCTGTTTAATTGCATAAAATCTGTCCATCTCTCCACCGGTTCAGGAGCTTTAGTTATATTATAATTTCTATTTGTTTCTAATGTTATGCCAAGTATGTAATTTTCTTTGAAACGATCAATGAATTCAAGAAATCGAATTGGATTTTTTGTTTGAAATAAATAAGTATTATTATATTTATCTATGTGTTCAAGCACTTTTTCTATCCATTTACTTGGTACTTCTCTCATCCACATGTCAGTCGAACTACCTACGAATATAAAATTTGAACTACCAAGATTTGTTCGTAATTCCTTTTCTTCTAATCTTAGATTACCAACTTTAAAATGCTTCATGTAGCAATAGCTGCAGTCATGAAGGCAGCGTCCTCGTATTGGATTCCATGTGTGAGTCACAAACGGGTACATATTACCCGATTGTTTATTCAAACCCATTCTTATATCCTTATTGTATGGAAGGATCCATCTCTTCGCGCTTTTTCTCGTTTTTCTTACTCTTCTTTTTCTTAGCAGCTTTTGATTTACGCCACATCATCAGTGATGATATTAATGACCGTTGGTCTGCAAGAATTGCAAAGAAAAATGCATCAAGATTTTTCTTTAAATCATTGACGCTATCTATAATCTCTTTTGAAGGTATCCATCCTAATCCTTCTCCATATTCTTCCTTAACTTCTCTATAAACCGTCATCATCATTTGCAGCCTATACGTGTAAGCTTGTATATAGTTCAGATGATCTTCGAGATAAGTAAGAAATTCATCATCTGCATAATCCATCACTTCTTCTTTTGGTCTTGGCATAATATCTACCTCCTATTAAACCTCATTATATTCAAAATATTTATTACAAAATGGGCATACTACAATCGTAATTCCTGAATATTCATTTTTGACTCTTAGTGCTACATCGAAGCTCTTACCACAATAGGGACAGATAATAGTCATTTTATTATGTCTCTATCTTTCCATAACTTCGGTATCATATCTTCAGGAGTCCATTCTCCTTGACCATATTTACCTTTGTATTCCTTTAAGACTCTACCAGTTCTGAAAAATGAAATTTGGGCTATTCGCATGCCAACGAGTAGATAGATAGAAGCGTGCTGTGAGTGATTAGTAATTTCCATAGTCCACTTATTTATAAATCCCACATCACCAAATCCTGCACATTTACAAACAGATAGTCCTAATCTCCCTAATGAGCTTCTTGCATTCATTTTACTTGCAATATTACGACGACCTCCTATTATTTCTTGAGTATGAGCTAAGATAGTTTCTCCCGGATGTATTTCGATTTCTTTATTTGCTTTTTTAATTTTCCAATGATTCCTCACACTATTTTCATCGAATGGCATTATGTAATGATCAAGTGCATTTTCTACTGCATAATATTCTCCTAATCGAACATCGTAGCTATTGGGATTTAGTTGTTCTTTCCTAAAGGGTTTTATAATTATATTTCCTTTTTCTAATTCTTCTAAAATTTCACTATCTGATAACATTAGATTTTCTTACTTATCTAAATTAGCTATTACGATAGCAGTTACTAATATTGTTATGACTATGCCACAAACCAGATAACACCAAAATATACAAGTCGTTAACCAGCTCGGATAGATGCTCAGTATGGTAAAAAGCTTCTGTGAAATCAAGTTCATTACAACTGCTTGAATGATACTTCCGCCAAACGGAATTATACTCAAACACAATGCCAAATCATAGAAAAGACATAAAGCTAACACTGCCATCAGCCCCTCGATACCACTATAGACGAAATAGCCCAGCACACTAAACAAAACAGTATAGAAAAGACCAAAATAAGAAGTCCTAATTGTCACACTCTCTTCCATTCATACCACCTCCTAACTTTTTTTTTTAGATAATTATATTAGAAGAAATAATGAATCATGTAAGTATCAATCCTATACCATAGTAAATCAAAGAATCATAATCTCTAATCATTTCCCATAAATTTTTCATTCTTGGCTACTCAACCTCCACTAATTTAAATTTCTTAGTCTCTATAAATCTTCTTTCACCGATAGCATTAGTTTCAAACAGACTACATTGAATGTATGAAGGATAAATATTACCCGCTAAATATATAAGTTCACATATAGGTTCTTCTCTAACCCATTTAAATTTCGTATTCTCGCTCATTTCTTCCGATTTCCACTAATTTAAATGTTTAGTTTCTTTAAGTCTTCGCTCTTTTAAGAAATTAATTTCATAAATCATACATTGGACAGCAACAGAACGTTTCTTCTCAAACTTCCATAGAAATTCACAATCAGGTCTATCTTCCTACCAAGATGCTTTCTGTCTATCATTTTCATTTAATTCTTTTATCTTCTTTAGATAATACAAATACAATCCTTTTGGTACAGAGCACATTCTTGCTTTTGCTTCTGCTGCTACATATTGAGCAATCAATGGCATGGCAATTTTCTTATCTCTAAATTGTTCATATCCTATCTCGTCTAAGACCTTCTGTATCTCATTCATAACTTCTGCTTCTGGTAATTCTGGATATTTGGGAGTATCTTTATCTATATTAATTTCGATGTCTTTTTCATGTGGTATATCTAACCGATCTTTAAAGAAGTAAGCTTTACCATCATCATAAGACTTGAAGACTACGCCTTCTCGATTCTCTTTCTTTGCACGGTCGAGCATTTTTTCTATTTGTTTTTCTAATTTCTCAATTGTAGAATGTGAAGAGACAGCCCATAGCTTAACAACTGGTAGTTTCCACTGATAACAGAATTGATAGACTCTTGTGTAATTCCACCAGCCTTCATTTATATCATAGACATCGAATACTGCAATGTCATCTTTTTCATGATATTCTATACGAGAAGGACTGTTACCTTTTTGTAGTAATTCGAAGAATACTATAATATCATGATTCCATTGATATTTTTCTGTATAAAGAGCTGTTCTTAGAATAGCATCATATCCTGTATTTTTAATTGATTTTAACAAATCATCACTTGCTGGTATTTTATTTCTACTTCCAAACTGAAGATTATCATTTTCATCTATGAAAGCACGTATATTAGATCCATCACGTTTCTCCTCGAAAAATATTAACTTACCAAGTAATTCTCTACTACCATAAGGAGACTCTCTTATATATCCTAATTTTGGATATTTTATAACTTCCTCTGTCCTCATTTGAAACTAAGATTAGATATATCTTTTAATAATAACTATCATGAGTATTGTGATAAGAAAGAACATATAGCTCATCAATACAATCACTCCACTCATAAGTAGAAACTCTATAATTCTATCACACCATTTATCTATCCAATTTCCAATTCTTTCAAACATTTTTAATGCGCTTTTCTCCGTACGATCTTCACGCTTCCTATCCATACACTCTCCTCGTCCCAAGTTTCATTCTTAAGAATATAGAATTCCTCTTGAAAATGCGGAGAATTTAAAATGCCATCAATTATCATTTTAATCGCCTTTTCGTAATTCAGATGAAAAACTTCTTGTATTTCTTCGATAAAAGTATCTAATCGATTATTGAAAGACACCTTCTCTTCTTCATCAATCATGTTTTCCCCATTCTATTCTACCACCACAATAAGGACACTTCATTTTTAGGTATTTTATTTTCTTTAGCTTGACTCCATCTTCTTGTTCTTTTATTATCACACCAAAGACTTTTCCACAGTCTTTACATTGTACGATCATTCTTCTATTTCCATGACCTCTTTACAATAAGGACATCGGTATTTAAGTTCCTTAGTATGCGATTTAGATAGTAATTCTGACTCACTCAAAATAATGTAACCATCTCTTTCCATGATGTTTATTGTAAGTCCACATTTCTCACACCTTAAAATCATATTCGTTTCAATTCAATTGTAATATTATCTGGAGATTTTTTTATACATATTTGCTTCAAAGTGACCTACTCCGTCAATTTCAGCTTTGAATATCACTTTGCATATCTTTCCTTCTTCTAAGAACTGTACAGCTTCCTTAAAATATTCAAATGTTTTAATTCCCATCTGTGTCAATTTCTCTGTATGGTATATCTCTTATCTTTCTTTCATGCATATTTGAAAGTTCTACAAAGTATCCTACAATTCTTCTAAATTTATATACTTCCTTATCGCCGCATATTGGACAAAGGGCAACATCTCCTAAGGTTATGTGATTATGCGATTTGCATCTCGTTAGGAATGTATCGAATGCAAAGTATGGCACTCCGTATTTTATCACACCTTTTACTACTTTACCCATCTGATGAGTATTCTGAAATGGACTTGGAATATTGATAAACATCATTTGACCGCCATCAAAATATTTTGAGAATCTCCCAGTTGTTCTCACTCGTTTTCCGATAGTCATCTTTTGCCATGGTGATACGATTTGATTAGTATACATCTTTCCTGATTCATAATAATTAGCATAAGGTGAATTAGTTTTCTGTGCATATTTCATGTCTGCTTCATAAAGAGTGACTGCTGCTGATTCTGCAGGTACTAACTCACAATTATAAAATCCTTCCCATGAATCTATTTCTTTTCGAATTACTCTGAGTACCTCTTCGAGTTCATCCCATGAATATCTTGCTATTTCTTTTAAATCCCATACCCCTATTATCCCTATGGTAGAATACATCCTCTGAAGTGAACGAAGTCCCAGTTCAAAAGTAGCATCAAGATGTTGGTGTTCTTTTAAGAGTTTTCTATGCCAGTCAAGAAAATCTTTTGCTAATCTTAGATTCTCTATTATACGTTCTATGAAATTATCATGATGTCTAATGAATATTCCTGGTAAATTAAGACTCACAACTTGATGACTACCTATCTGAACTCCTCCGCTTCCATAAGAGTTATAAAATGGCTTTGTACTTGATGTAAGTCTACAACATGAAGCAATGGCATCAAGATGTGGTAAAGCAAGGAAATTATACATAGTATGCTGGATATTTTGTTCAAGTGCAAATTCTAAGAAATCTTCATCTTGGATATTTGTTCCTTCTATTTTAAGTGCAGTTGTAATTACGGGGAACCGCAACATCTGAATCTTTATTTCATTAGTATGCCATTTCATTACTGACTTCTGAACAGTTAATAAATCATCTACATCTAAGCCCCAAACGTTATTACCAAATAGATGTTCTAAATAGTACCTATCAAAAAATGAAATATTAGTGTAAAGCGATTCTGCGCCTTGTCTTAAATGCTGATTGAATGAGTAAAATAATCTTTGTAATTCATTTTTGAATTGGTACTCTGTTAGACTAAGCTTTTGTTTCTTTACATAATAAGTTAGAGCTAAAATGAGATCAGGAATACCGATTGCTCCTCGTGTACGATTTGCAACATAGGATGTGAATTCTATAAGCTGTGCTATAAATGAATCCAATCTCTTTGGTGGCTTACTCTTGAAATGTGGATAATATAGTAGTCCCTCACTCATTATAGGTTCGGTTGCAATTGAATAACAATATGGCAATAACAGTAGTTTTGAAAAATCATGAATGTATAATTCATTCCCATGAAGTATAAGAATTTCTTTTCCCCTATCAAACCAATCAGTAACTAATTGTTTATTAAAAGCTAACTCGATACCAGATGCTAACTGCTTTCGAATATTAGCTATGTCTGGATAGTAATTAGCATTTATATCTACAATACTTTCTCCATTCAAAAAATCTTCAATATTCATTTTTTTAATATGATAGATAATTATATATAAAAAATATTAGGATTATGCCTCCATAGTTTCTCTATTCTTTCATCATCCTCTTTAAATATAGTTTTATTCGAATTCAAACGATGAAATTCTTTTCTTTCTATCAATAAATCAAACTTCTCTTTCCCGATTTTAAATTTTACTCGTCTTACTTTGACAATCATCTCAAGAAAGAAGTTTTTATGAGTTTTTAGATAGCTCCTTATTTGATTGATAAGGTCTTGTTCCGATTTTGCACATATAGAATCTACCTGACGATATCCAAAATTCCCTGAAGAGAATCCTTTAAACTCCGCTATCCATCTTTCATAAATTTCAATATCAACTCGTGCTTTCACTGTGCTAACCTTGTTTGTTTATACTATTCTTCTAAAAGCACTACTAATTGGATTTTCATTGATGTCTCTAATTGATTTTCCTCCTAAATAAACATCAGATTTGATAATATCGTGTTCTTCATCCCAACTCATTAGCATTACATGTGTACCAAATTCCTCAGATAATCGTTTAGCGAATTGTTCGACTTTTTCGAAAGTCCAGTAATTAAACACCCCTGCTAATACCACATAAGAGCCTTTACTACCTACTAATTCCTTATCACACATACAGTGTGATGGATCACCATCTTGCCATCCCAAATCTGGTTCGAATACTTCACCTCTTTTCTTTTTAGACTCTTCACGCATTTCTAAAACTATTTTCTTAACCCGCTTTTTAATATCGTCTACATCTTTTTCTCCACTAAAAACTCCTCCAGTTCGAATTCCAATAATATTTGATACGTAATATCCCATGATATCACCTCCTATATTTTTTTTAAAAAAAAAAGTATTTAAATTTCTTTCTCTCGATCTATTTCTATAAGTGAAAGAATGCAATAACCTGCAATGTCTATTAAAGTATCCCGAATAGCACTAAGATTATTTTCATTATATTCTATATTCTTTAAGCGGTTCAGTTTGAACGTTAGTACTAAACGAGAAGCATCTAATCCCCATTCATCCCAAGTCTTACAGAATGCATCATCATACTGAGTGCCTCGCTGTGTTAACGTATTTTTTATCAATTTTAAATAGTAATCAAAATTCTCTTTACTCATAACCGATCATGCTTTTCAAATATTTTTATTAATTCTCTTTCATATCTTCTTTTTTCTTTTTCTAATAAATCTTGTTTTTCTTCATCTGAAAGTAGTTTACCATGTGCTTCTATTTCATGTGTTATAGGATATACAAATAGGTTTATAATTTCTTTTATAATATCAGCCATTCTATTCTACCTCCATATTCTAAATTTGCATGAGACGCGTATATTTAGCCATAGACGCAATAAAATCTATCAGGGTATATAAAACTATTACCCAGTGAAAAAAATTGCAATGAACAAAGGATATAAAGCTCTGGTGCAAGATTTACGCATCATCACTTAGAAGTATTATCAATTCTGGATTTTCATGAATGTTTCCTATGACTTCTATATTATCCTTGGTATCTACATCGTACCATAATAAAATTGGACTTTTTTTCCTATTAAGTAGTTCGAGTACGAACCCTGTGTACTTCCATACTACTACTCCGGTCAGTTTATCATTGTATCTTACTATATCACCTTCATATATTTCTTTTTTATTCTTATCGTTAGAATCAGTATACTGCCCAACTGTTTCAGGAACTACTAATTTTCCCGTTAAAAAATTAAACGGTTTAATAAAATATTTTAAAGCATCAGCGATAGGATCTTCTTCTATAATTAAACTACCGTATATCCATTTTCCATTATCAATTCTTTTTCCTCTAAATTTTATCTCTCTCATTTTTTAACCAATTCAGGATTTTCATATATATTACCAACTATTTCTGCTGAATCAGAAATTAAATTCCCCCAATCAAACATTTCATAATGATAAGCATTCTCGATGCTTTTGAGTAGGAACGCACCATTTCCCATGTGACAAGATAGAGCTTATCATCTAAGAGATCCGAACAAACATCAGTCATATAGACAAGGTCGGCTTGGCAGATTTCTTTTTTATTCTTATCGAAGTGTCCAGTATAGAGCAATAAGATACAGTCATCCATATTGTAGCTAATATCATCAAAGCTTTCGTAGATAAGAGAATCCCACCATGAGATGCCAGCGACTTCAAACATACGCCTTTCTTTTTTATGCCATGCTCTGAATTTAAAATCTTCCATTTAGATATCCCACCATTCTTTCTTAGTTTTAATTGCAAGTTCCACTTCCTCTTCTTCTTTAATACGGTCTTCTAAATGTTTCATTCGCCCTTCTAATTCTACTACACTTGAACTAAGGGTCGCAATTGCTTCTTTCATGTCTTTCAACTCTTGATTAAAATTCTCCATCTTTTTTTTTCATTTGAATCTTAAACCAATGTAATCTGAAGGAAAATTTGGTAAAACTTTGACTGGATAACCTAAAAACACTTGTATTGGAAATTTATGGTCAGGGGGTAAATCCAACTCTTCTGCTAATTTCTGGTAAGCTTCTTCGCCAAGCACAATTTCTTCAATTTTTCGATTTTCACTCTTTATCTTATAAATATTTTCAACTATTAAATTCCTAACACTTTCTGTCATTCTCGCCTATAATGTCATCAATCAATCCCCATTCCTTTGCTTCTTTAGCATCCATCCATACTTCTCTTCTTCGTATCAACTCACGAACTTCTTCTTCAGTCTTATTACATCGCGATGCGAGAATATCAATCACCTTGTTAGTTATTCGGTTGAGTTCGGCAGCCTCGTCTTCTAATTGAGAAGTAGATTCATCTCTAAACATAGTCCATCTACGAGGTTCATGGAGTAAGAACGAAGTTGTGGGATAAGCCAATCGCTTATCAGCTCCTTGAAGGATGATCATAGCAGCAGCACTTGCAGCCAATCCTTCTGCTATTACAACCACTTCCCTGCCTGAATTTGATAATTCTCTCAAAATATCATATACTCCAAAAGCTAAATATGCGTTACCGCCAGGCGAAGTGAGTCTAATAGTGATTCTTGGTAGGCATTCATGGGTATCTCGTAATGCTGCAATTTCTAAATTAAAATCATCTACCGTTACATCATCGATTTCACCTCGCAAGTGTATAATACCTACAGATAATTCTTGATGCCTTAGTCTCTCATATAAGGAAAGACCCTCTAATTCTTTTTTCATTATATTCCTCCTTTGAGTCTAAAACTATCGAGTGCATCTGCTATATCCTCTGCATTATCCAATATTCGTTCAAACCGCTTAACTATTTCTAACAACAATATTCTTTTTCGTTCTTCTTCAAAATCAACCTTCATGATCTTAATTAGTATTTTTCGATATAAATTATCACCTTCATTTTCATACCGATTAATCTCTTTGATGCAATCCAATATAGTATCATTGTATTTCAAGAAATTTGACGAACATTCAGTAGCAACACTTATAGAGTGTATAGCCTTTTCGATAAGCCCTATAAAATTTCCAAAATAAGCTTGAGCTTCGTTTAGTTTGTAACCCAGCTGAGACCAAGCCATCAATCGCCATATTACTTCTTCTATATCATCTATTATATCATCAATTCTTTTCACGAAATATCGAATGTCCGAAACTTCTTCTGTTACTCTTGTATGATCACATAGTAAGAGTTCATAAATACCGTGTACAATTAAATCTGCTTTTTCTTCTACTTCCTTTGCTTCAATACTCAAATCATGTATATTTGATGTGTTTATCTTCTTTAACAATTCTACAGATCGAACTAGTTTGGCAGTCAGATCCAAGAAACTATTTTGGTAGTCATATCGTTTTACAAAATTAATTTTCCCAACAACATCTTTAATTTTCATCTTCTATCACTTTAAGAAGACAATCTATCAAAACACTACATTCTTCTGTGTTATTTTTGTTTAGATGCTCCTTCATAAATTTCCAAAATAAAGCTTCTGCTGCATCGTCTTCAAACAAGCCAATATATTTCACAAGAGCTTTTTTATATATTCCCATTTAATAATTTCACCTCATGATAATATTTAACAAGATACTTAAAGGCATTCCATGCTATTGAAACTGTATCTTCATTCCAAGTCTTCCATTCAAAACCCCTATTGTTTTTGTCTAATCGTAATATCCCAACTTTATAACCAGTGTCTTCTCGATGCATATATTCATATGCATGTTTATATGAAGCCAGTTGAAGGAGCATTTCTGGGTAGATACGTTTTGAGGTTTTGAAATCTACAATATATTTCCTTCCATCGAATTCACATCTAAAATCTAATGTTCCTGCATATTTGAGATTTTTATGATAGACAATTTCTTCATTCCCTAATGCTTTAATATTGTATGAAGATTTCCAATCAAGAAAAGCAGTTACAGCTGGATAGTAATTACTATCTATAACTTTGAGTAAATCTGAAGTATCCAATTCTGATTTAAACGTTAATTCTATAATCTTATGTACTCCACGTCCTAAATGAGCTGCTTTCTCTTTTATCGCTTGGTGTTCTCTTCTTGCATCCATTAACAATTTATAAGCATTTTTTGAATTTAATTTGATTTTTCCATTTATAACATCGTTTAAGCGCCTACCAAGATATTCAACAGTTGTCTTTACTGCCCATATTTCGATAGCAGGCTTTCTCAATACTGAAAGAATAGTGGTGCTTGAAGGATAAATTTCGTCTCCTATTTTGTAATGATGACCCTCTTTCAATCCTAATCTTTTTAATTCTTCATCTTCTAAAAGCTTTATTTCTTCCATTAAACATCATCAGTAAGTAAACTACTACAGAAGTGTATTTCGTTAGCATTGTATTCTGCTCCACATCTTTCACACCTCTTCATAAGTTCAAAATATTTTCTACAATCTGGGCAGTAAGCGATTAATAAATCTACTGCTGGAAGGAGTATCAAGGTAGTTTTGCACACTGGACAATAAACATTACCCATAATCTTTTCTTTCTTTACTTCTTTCCAGAACGTATCTTCCTCAACTTTTATTTTAAAATCACTCATTTAATCCCAATAAGTATGTGTCCCTAAAAATTTCGGAGGCTCACTTCTTCCATCTTTTCCGAAATAATATTCATAATCACTTACATCTTCTGGTTTCCAACCTATCTTAGAAAAACCATCCTGCCATAGTTCTAAAAACTTAATGCCTAATTCCTTCATCCTTCTCCAATCACGACAGCTACTGTACATTACTATTCCTAAGAAAAATGAAAATGTATCTACTTTTTGTTTATACCAGTCATTAATGAGTTTACGAAGTCTATGATACTCTTCGTCATTTGGAATAGTAGTTTCAACTTCAACATCAGCTTTACTAAATCCCCTTAAATTTACATTCACTTCTATAATATTATTAAGGAAGTATTCCTCCTCACAATCAATATTCTTTAATGCAAATACTAATGAATATACTCCTCTTCCAAGCGATTGAAAGTTTTTAACTAATTGACGTGGAACATCAGAAAATATAATACGACACTCAAAACATCTAAGTTGAATGGTTATAGGCTTTGTGCATTCAACTACAAACCAGGCAATACTATTTTTCTTCATTTCCTATAAAAATTTTTTCGATGTTTTTCATGACTTTAGAATTAGAATTTTTTGATGATTTTATTATGTTTTCAATTGTCTTATGTGATGAAAGTAATTTTACAGCTGTATTATATCCTATCCCTGGTACACTCATAAGTGTTTGAACTCTAAGCTCAGTCCATGATTTATTTTTCTTTTTTACTACAGGCTTGGGAATATAATTACGAGTTTCTATCAATCGTTTGAAATAAATATAGAAATATTCAGATGCTTCTGCTTTATCGAACTCTCTCCATGTAATTCCATTTGCATCTAATGCTGCTTTTGCACCGATTATTGAATTCATCAATAGTTTTGGATTACGACTATACTTAAGCTCTTTTAGTTTCTCATATTCATTCGTATCAATCCATACAAAAACTCCATTGGAATATACTTCTTTTGCTTGATATAACTTATTCCAAAAATCTTCTTTTCTAATACTCTGAACAAAATCATTAATGGTTTTTCGTTCTATCAGACAGCCATCAAAAACTATATCACCTAATTCTAATTTTTTAATTTCTACTGGAAAATCAGACTGCCAATCGAATAGGTGTTGTACATCTTTGTTTTGTTCACGTGAATCTATATATATAATTTTATTTTCACTAGTCATGTTTTCTTTACCTATATCTTTTTCTAAATGATCTTGATCTTCGAACGGGTTATGTAAGAGAATCACATTCGGAGCAAGGCGAGACCGAACTTCTGCGCGAGTTAACATAACTGGAGAATCCAAACTATCCACCCTTACTTCAGGAAAAGCATAGGAACCGTACCATAGTGGTATGTCATTATAGGGTACTTTATTATTTAGTTGTGGTTCTGGTTTTTTTATACATTCAGGACAGCGAGTTGTTGCATACGTTTTATTGTTTTTATTATCATGAAACAAGACTAAACAACGAGCAGTTCTACCACACAAATTACATAAAGAATATTTGGTCATTTTTTGTTTTCTTTTTAGAGTTCAAAAATCTGTATATTCCTGACTTTATATCTCAACCTCTTTACTTCTTCTATCGCCCACTTTTGTTGCTTTTTATCGAAGTAGCTCGGTAGGTGTAGAATATTGGCTTCTTGATCATAAATGCCTATTCCATAAGCTACACAGTGATCAAAATCAAAGACATAATCATATAAAGCGTCTTCAAGAGAGGAGTATTCATCTGCTTTTTCTTTGCGAATATCTATAAAACACATACTTAAATCTCTTCATTAACAGTCCAAAATTATTCTCCTATGTTATTTCTATTTTTGCATGATAAGATTGGTTGAAATATTTACTCTTACCCTCAAAATTATACAGTGTAGTATCAGCCATTACCTGAATCAAATCCTTCAAATTCGAAGCTAAAAGTCTTTCAGCTCTATCTTCATACTCTATAATCAATATATATTCATCCTCATTTTTATGAATTATGAATTTTAGCATTTCTTTTCCTCTAATTTTGAAAAAATAACTATATCCGTTAATCGCGATTTCCTGATGCCAACTTTACACTGATAGTAGTTTTTACACTTATCACAGTATCCATCGGCACTAATGAATCCCAATTCATCTTCAATATTATTTGGTATATACTCGCCAACGTCTATGAAACCACTTTCATCATTCACAATATAGTATTTTAGGAAACGATTTACATTATTACAGTATGGACATTTATGCTTTACATTTAACCACAGCCATGACATTATTCATACCAGAGTTCTTTGATCTCTTCCAAACCCACACCAAATATTACAAACATCCAAGCGAGAAATAATGGAAATTCCGTATCCCAGTATTTTAACATTAAGACTATTCCGAGAATAGTAATAATTTTACCAAGATACCTAAATGGAAAGTGTTTCCAAGTCATTCTTTAGTCATAATGTCTTTTAAATAATTATAAGTACGAGCAGGTAAATATTTGCGCAGGATGTTAGCAAGCAATTGTGCTTCTCTCATGAATACCGAATTATGCTGATAACTGAAAAGCATTGGTGAAATTCTTATATAGATATCTTCATTTAATGATCTTGTTCCTGTTATCTGGAATTCCTGAGTCATTCATTTCCTCCTTGATTTTTTTCTATTTTATTTTTTATTTCTTTTAGTCTATCAAATGCATTATCTAACCGCTCTTCAATTTCGTCTATCATCGATAGAGCGTATCAACATCTTTTTCTTCATCAAGATTTTCTGAAAGTCTAAGAAGCTTTTTATCATTCAACTCTATCGCACTCTCCATTTCTTTAATTTCATTATAAATTTCTTCTGCCTCCTCTTTTACATCTTTCATCTGTAATTGTAACTCTTCTAAATTTTGACGTAGTTCTTTACGCTCATGAATAAGTTTTAAAATTTCTTTCATTATCTCATCCTTTTTATTATCCCTGAATCCCATTAGCCTACTCAATCTTGCTTTTAATTTCATCCAATATTGTTTTAGCATCCATATTACGAGGTCTTTTTATTGTGCATGAATATTTGATTGTGCTTTCACTGCCTATTTTAATTCTTAAATCTATATTTACATCTCGATAACTTTCAGTAGATGGGATATCTACTTCTTTACGATTCTCTTTGGGATATCTAACATAAAGATATTCTAAATCATGAGTATCAAAAATACTGAGTATATCAGTATGAATTGCAGGCTTATCACCCGGTGATTTTAAGTACACAAATCTTCTTGGTGGTGGAGTAATAATTACACGTGGATAGGCATGTAAACTCTGAATCCAAGCTATTGCATATTTTTCTTTTTCGTCAACTTTGCATAGATATGGAACATTGGGCTGCGGAATAGTGGGATCCGCACGATGTAATATAGCTACCTTCCCATTAGCAAGTCTTGAAATCCAATTTTTATCGTCCTTATCTCTATGAAATACCAAAATTTGAATATCTTTATCTTCCATTTTTCTTATAATACATAAATATTTTTACGTTCACTTTTTAGCTTAAAAAGATAGGGTTTTACATATACATTATTATCATTATCTATACTTAGAAGGACAGCACCTATATCAGGTTGTCTAAAATACCATCGAGTAATGAATCTACCTTTTCTGATTGCGTTCCATCCTGGAATATAAATAAAGTGTTTATCATAAATTGCAAAATAACTGAAGATATGGAAATGTGCACGTACGATCACAGAGACTTCAGGCATCTTCAATAGATGCTCAGTTAGGATAGCATTGAATACATCCTGGTTCATACGAGTGCCTGTATAGACAGGTCTTGACCCTATACCATGTGCGATATTAATCACAACATCTGTGCCTTTCAATCGGATATTACTTATAGCACCACCAAATTTGGCGTGTAAAACTTCTGCTAATCCTCTATCTATATCATAATCAATAGAAGAATGATAACGACTGCCCGTAATTACTACTACTTTCTTCCCTTTAGTTACTGGTTTTAATAGTTTAATTGCACACTGCAATTGATCATGTAGATCACAATCAATTACATCTTTACCGAAATCTTTTGATCCTAATCCATGAGTGATATCACCCAATAAGAATACTGCTTCATAATCTGGTAATTTTTCTTGTAAAAGAAGCCATTTGTCATATAATTCTTCCTGTAATGGAGATAATTTTATTTTTTGCCCCTCTCTTGTAATAAAATCCGGATGCCATAATCCTTCTGTACTACCACAATGTAGGTCTCCTAATAAAAGAATATTTCTCATAAAATAATCTCATTTACTTTTTCATAGTCTATTTTTATTTTTTCTTTTGTTAATCCAAGTGAACTCGCTTTCTTCTGTATAGCATTAATAGTACGATGAGGCAGATGTCGTTCTTTAATGATTTTTGCAGTAATATCAGGTTTCTTCCATAAAGATTTTAAAATTTCTTCCTCTTCTTTACTCCAATACATTATTCTTCAAAATAAGGCTCTCTATTACTTTCTAAATGTTTTATTCTATCCTCCAATTCACTTAAACACGTCTGCATCTAATCAATATTTTCAAAGACGTCATGAAGCAGATTATCATGAAGCTTACTATCTTCTTCTAAACTCTCTATACGTTTTACGAAATCTTCTAAGTCTGAGGGAGTTATTACTTCTATTTCATTATTTCATCACCGTTATCTTCTTTAGATCATCTTCAGCTATTTTTAATTCTCTTAATATATCATCACGAAGTTTGTATAATTCCTTTTGTATTTTTGGAAGACAGTTAATAACATCTGTGAGTTTCTCATACTCGTATTGCAATAAATTGAGTTTCATGATTATTTTTTGTTCGTCAGTGAGATTTGCAGTAGACCTACTTATCTTCTGAAGAATATCTTCGATTGTTACCATATCTATTTCATGACCATCTATTAGGCAAGTCATTTTTTCATCAAGAAATTCTTAATTTCATCTCTACAGGTATCACAAATTTCACCTTCCTCTATTTCTCTTCCACAAGCACGGCAGACATTTTGTTCTTCCCAATTAACGAGTCTATAATAATTCAAATAAGATCCTTCGAAAGGTTCATCAGGTGATGAATGGGGTACAAAATACACTTTACGTTTAAATCTATCTATACTTATTACTTTACATCGAAGATTTGACCAGAGTATCTCATCACCCTCTTCTAACTGTTCTAATTTTACAACTTCAATTTTTGCAGTTCTAACTATCTTCATCCTCTTCTTCGATTTCTAAATATAAAATATTATTTTTAATTTGCCAACTTTTTATTTCTGGATGATCGCTAAGAAGTCTAAAGATGTTTTCTACTTCTTCTTTTGATAAAATTCTATCTGCATAATTTCCAAATACGGGAAAATCACCGTTAAATGCATCCCTAATTTCATCCTCACTAAGAGCTCTGTTATAGACTTCAACATTATCGAATACTGCATTCTCATCGTAATAGCCAGTTAAATGCCATTCTCCATCAGCTGGAATTTCAGTGCAATCATTACTGCCATTGAAATTGACATTCACTTGAATACTCAATTCTTCGGATCCTCTTTCCTGAGCTGCAGATGTACTTTCTTGTTCATTCATATCTTATCCTTCACCAGATGCAAAATAATGCTGTTTAACGCAATGTTTTTACGTAGGTATGTAAAGTATCTAATAGGCAAAAAAATTTGCGTGAGCATTAAATATAAGCGTCTGGTGCAATTTCTTTCATCTATCAATCACTCTTTCAATAGATTCATATTCCACTCTATCCTTGTTCCTTCATTTGATATATAAACATCAGCGATAGTTGTGCCTTTTGCTAAATCTCTACAACCCCATGCACGTATCTGTGAATGAGTTTCTATAGGAGTTTTTTCAATGGGATACATTTTTAGAATGTTCTTTGCTATGTATTTACTTTTATCTCCGAATGGTGGTATATCATCCATATTCTTCATCTTACCGAAGGGACCTGCTGCACTCATCTCTGATTTCATTTGATTTGTTACTATAGCGAATCCACCTGTCTTAAAGCACCACTTTTTGAGTCTTCCAAATATAGCTGACATCATCAATAGTGCTTCACCACGTTCTTTCATTGACATTTCTGCAAATGTAATTAAGACTGGCATACCTATTGAATCTAATACTACAATATCTATACTATCATCGAGATTATCAACGAGTTCTTTGAGTGCTAATGTATCAAGACATACAACGTAATTATCATTAAGCATTAATCTGTCCTTTTCTGATAGATTTCTTTCAGTATCAATATATAGTGGAGTGTCTCCTTTCATCATCGCCTCTTTGACCATTTGGACTGCAAACTTTGACTTGCCTATCCGGCTATCTCCGAATATCTGAACTACATCACCGTCTCCGAACAGTTTACGCATTATTTCTAAGCTCCTAAGTTCTTTCTTGCCTTCTGTAAGGCTCTCACCGAATCTCTTAGTAAGTTTCCTTTCCTTTGAGCGTTTCTTTGTAAATTCTGTTTGGCACTTATAACATAGTTTTTTACCACCGAAAGCGTTAGGATTCTCTTCAAGATACTTTATGACCTTTTCAGTTAATTTCTTTCCACAATTCTCACATATAACTTCTGATTCCATTATCCTACTACTCGGTCAACAACCGATTTTATAACCACATCAGATACCTGCACACCCTCGACTTTCAGATACTCTTTGACCCACAACAATATTTCTTCTTTTGATTTATTCCCACCAGACATTACCTTCCTTACTATCTCCTCAATCTTACTTTCATCTACTATTTCTGGTTCTTTTACTGGCTTCCTATATACAACTTCATAATTATAGTTCCCCATACCTGTGATTGTAAACACACTACCCTGCATATTAAGCGGATCTCCACCAGCATTCTCTACTACTCTCCACATCTGCGTTGCTAATCCTGAATTAAGCTTGAATGCTTTCTTTCTATCGTCTTTTAAATCGCGCACCAATATCTGTGGCTGAGTCCATCCTACCTCTCTGTCATCCAATCCTGTTTCTCCCTCATACACCTGCGTAAAAGTATCATCAAGAATCTCTATGTGTATCTCTTCTCCTCTGTTTTTAGGTGGAAATATAAATCCTATTCTTTTCTCACGCTCCTCTACTTCCCTTCTCGCTTCTTCAAATACTCCTCTATCCCATTTTCTTGCCATTTTTAATTCATTCCTCCTTTAATAATATTTAGGTAAAAATTTATCTTTTATTTTAAATAAAGGTATTCTTATTCTTTTACCCTCTAATAACTCTTTCATTTCATCTAATTTCAAAACATTAGGAGCTAATGCTGAAGTTACATAAGCAATATCTCCTGAACGCCATAAATACCTAACTGGTTTTTCCCAATCTATTTCGTTCTGTAGTATATTAATTATCTCAAATCGAGTATTCTGACACTGAACACAACGCCATAATTCATTAGACTGACATTCATGAAGCGTCTCTTGCTTACAATAGTTACAATACATTTCTTTTACTATCATATTAAATCTTCCAAATTTGGTATTTTCTTTTTTCTTAAAGGACATGATGGTAAACAAATATCCTCCTTACATCTAACTAAATAATTCCGTTCCATAGTGTATTTGATTTGGTAAGCTGTTATATGACTGTCAAAATCAGACCATCCACAAGACTTACATGCATTATATATTTCATTAAAATTCAGTCCTCGCTCTTGAAGAATTTTGACATACATCCATCGTATCCTATGATCAACTTCTGCTTGTTTTACTCTCTTGAATATACATGGTGGATTAAATGACGAAATATTAAAAGGAAATCTTACTGTATCTTTAGATAAATTATTAACAATGCAATCATTTATATCTTCTTTATACGGAGAAAGATAATCATAAATATTAAGAAGCTTGCCTTCTTGTTTTAGGAATGTTAAACATAACTTACCGCTTTTTGGATTTACTGTTCCTGGTATTCTTTTTAATCTTCGTATATCAAAACAATGAGAATCAATAGTTTTGAGTTTTAATTCTGATTGTAAATATTTGCCAAATTGCCTAAATGCACGATTACTAACGGAAATGAACGGATCCAGTTCTATCAAGATATGAACACCTTTGAATCCTGATATATCACATGTATAGTTTAATTTCTCTTCTTCTAAGAAATTTAGAACTTTAGCTGCATCTTCATTAACTAATTTATCTTCACCATCCAAATCTATGAAGAACCAGATAGGAAAAGTATTACCTGCATCATCAAATTCAGCAATACTCAAAAAACAATCCCGATATCCATTATTATTTTCAATAGCCTCAATCAGTTCATCTTTGTTTCTAACTTTAAACTGATTAGGATTTCCAAAGTAGCGATAACGATATTTTGAAAATGATAAGAAGTTTCGCATATCATTGCTTATTGATTTTTAGTGATTCTCGCAATAAAAGCAGCCATTTATTCTTTTCGTATACCCGATTTACTTCTTCAGCGTATTCTTTCTCATGATATTCTATATCACTTAAGGCTTTTTTGATTTGTTGTTCTCTATATTCTTCACCTGAGAGGCGTTGAGGCATTTCTGGAACGAAACAATCAAATTCAATACTTTCTAGTAACTGCTGAATCATAAACTGTTTAAGACTCACATGTTCAATGGTCGGCGGCTTCCACTTTTGGACTTTAGAAAGCATATCTTCGTATCGCTTACGAATTAGTTTATTCTTTTTAATAAATTCTTCTCGCTCTTCGAGAGCTTCTCGATAAGCCCGCTCCGCTTCCTGCTCTGCTTTTTCTTCATTCCATTTTCTAATTTCTTTTAATCGTCTTTTTGCTTTTTCCAATTCCTTGAGATGATGATCTGATGGTTCAAATCGTTCTGGAATAGGAGCATCCATTGGTTCATCTCGCATATCAATTAGAGCTCCAAAAGCTCTGGCACACTTCAATACAAATTCTTCAAAAGTTATATCTTTACCATCATATAAATCTAATGTATAACCTGTGGGCATATTTAATTACCTTTTTTTTTATCCTGCTTCTTCAATTAATTCATCAATGCACTTCTTTACCTCTTCCCACTCCTCTCTATATAGATAAACGTGACCGAGTCTATTTCTTCCCCCACTCTTCCTGATAGCTGCTTCTTCAATTTCTATTAGACCATCAAGTATTCGTACTATTATTTCCTCGTCGGATTTAAGAAATCCATTAATTTTCTTTTCTTTTATTATTTTCATATTCGTATTTGATTTTAATCTCTTAACGATTACGTTGACTTTATTCCACGTTTCCCAATCCAGTCTTATCCAACTACTACCAGTAAATACTGTACCTCGTTTCACTTCAATTAATACATCATCATCTTTTACTACTATGTCAATTCTTTTATCATCAGTTTCGATTCGCTCTTTTCTATAAAAATCTTCTACATCCATTTATAATGAAAAATCCGTTTAAAGTAATATTTTTTCACCACACATCACTAAATCTGTCATTACATCTCTAACATCACCGTCAGCTGCTACTCTACCTGTTTTAATCCAATTACGAAGCATTCGCCTATCTACCCTCTCATAATTGCCTCTTCTGTTCAATACAAACACATCTGCTTTCAGATAATGTCTCAATTCTAACTTCCCTAAACGATACTGGACTATGTTTCGTCTCCTACGCCCAATTCTAATACCATTCACTTTTCTCTCGCTATGCACTCCTATTTTCTTTCCATTTTTCAAATCTTCATACCACATTTCAATACCTCCTCATTAATAATTTTCCACTTCTCTCATCATTTCATTAACCGCGACAGCAGACATGGTTAATTGGTCTTTAAGCCATGAAAGATAATCCAATACTCCTTCACTTGAAGGATTATTCCTTTGCCAATATATTCTTTCTTTCTCTATACTTCGAATTAAATCATCAAGAGTTTTTTCTTCTCTAATTAAAAAGTTTCTGAAATCAATTATTTTACTCGTTATATCGTAGTTTTTACCCTCATTATAGAATACATAAAAGACATCTGAAGTGTGTGGCACAACCGTAACTTTCTTGACTGATATTTCTCCCTGTTCTTCTTTTTCTAAGAATTTACTTAGCGATTCAATACTTTCAAATCTTCTCACTTTCATATTTTTATACCTCCTACGAGGATGGATGGGGCAGGAATCGAACCTGCATTCCCGGACGGATTCATCGCTTGGATTTCCACCTCTCCTACCAAGAGGTTTCCATCTCGTAACTAAAATGCGATGAAGAGTAGTGTCCGGATCCTACCATTGAACGACCCACCTATAATAAATAAAAAAATATTTTATATTTCTTCTTTCTCGACTTCATGCAGTTGTTCTCTGGGATCCGTAGTAATGTATCGCAGTACTGCATCTGACCAGCCATAAATGAAGTAAACATCTTCTATTTGCGGTGGTGCTGAGAAATCTCTATGTGGCAGGAGCGTCACAAGATACGCTTTACACTCCGGTGCTATTGCTTGTTTGTACTCCAAGAAAGCCTCAAGGAAAGATCTACCTACCCATTCCTCATCGTCGGTAAATGCTATGAAATAATCTACTGGCTCTTTCTTTCGGATTAGCCATTCAACTGGTGCAGATAGCGATGTCCCGCCCCATGCACCGAAGCATGAAGCTATTTCCATCAAAGTTTCCTTTCTATATATATTGGATGCTATATCTTCTCTGACATCATCATCAAATGGAAGAACGATTGGCATTTCCCTACATTTCTTTATAAGACAGCCTGTGAAGACTCCCACAATGTCGCAACATTCTACAACGCTATAATCTCCTGTTAAACTTGATGACATTGAACCGCTAACATCACTTGCTATTGCTACTTTTCCATCGAGTTCTGGAACATTTGCAACACTCTTTTCAAGAGCTATGCGAAGTGCACTCCGCAGTCTTTCTGCGCCAGTGAAGTCTTCGAGCATACAGTAAGCAACATAGAACCTGAACGGAAATAGCTTCGATTGCTTTATTGCCCTTTCGTTAGTTATTCTACGAACTGCATAATCAAGATTCTCTTCCTTATTGAAGATACCATTCCTTCCAAAATTATTAAGGTTTCTAATGAGATTGAAATACGGTGCTTGGTACAGCAAAGCTTCCCATATCCGTGGTGTCATCTTTTTCACTGAACCTGTTACTACTTCATAAGGTAATTCACCACGCTCTATCGCTTCTATAATCTCATCTTTATTCTCTGATGTTTTTACTACTTTCAGAGCTTCTAACTGCTCATTACCTTCATGTTCCCTCCTCTTGATGTATCTTATCACTGTTGGATTTACATCTTCACGTGGTCTCGCTATATTTATCATGTCTTCTACTGCTTTTGGATACTTCATAGCGTGATACACAGACATTCCCGATAGCACATCTACCATCTGCTTCTTCAATGCACGACCTACACCCTTCCTTATCTGCCGTGACCGAGCAATATCTATGAATTGCTGCCAGTCATGCGGATTCTTACAAACCCGCGCAGCTATTTTCCTGAATAAAACAGGACTCCGTCGCGATATTTCAACAAGCGATGCTATGGGCAAAGTTCTCGTTAAACCCTTCTCTCTTGCATATACTGTTGCTTTCGCAAGGAAGTCTGTATCTTCACACTGTCTGAGAACATCAAGCATCTCCTTGATGTTCTCCTTTGCCTTCACGTAAAAGAGGTTCGTTGTACTACCAGTCATAAGCACCGATAAAACTTCTTCCTCGATTGTTCTGCTATATGCCGGAAATCCTTCTTTGTTTGTCTTATCTGGTCTGGATAATGTTTCCTCTCTCAACTTTCTCCATACACTATTTCTTTTCATTTCTATCACCTCGTGTAGAGGAAAAAAGAAAGGGAATACAAGGAGTAGCAGGATAGTCCATAATAAAAAGACGGTGTAACTACTCCTTCACCCTATCGCTTGGTGAGACACCAAACAGAAAATGGAGGAATACGAGGAGAGTGATTTAATCGGATAATAACAACATCCGGAGTAACTCTCCTCACACCTCCAGCGCCCCCGGCAGGATTTGAACCTGCGACCTCTCGCTTAACAAGCGAAGTAACCACATCATCACCTCTACATAGAAGAATAAAGATGTGGTACAAAGCGCTCTTCCAGGCTGAGCTACGGGGGCATATTTACATATATATTTAAACATTTTCTGTGCTCCTCTTTATCGAGAGAGGCGAATTTTCTATGTAGTTCTTTATCAATAAATACTACGTGTATGTTATCGATATGATGTGCTTCTGTATTTGGTTGTTTTTCATTTAGCGGAATAAAACCATATCCTCTCTGCCATGCACTATACTTTGAAAAAATATAAGGGGGTTTAATTACCCCCATTTGTATGAGCGAAATTAGTTCTCTAAAGCTTCCCCGCTTTCTCTGACGTCTCCTTCTTTTCTTCAGGGCGGGACTACCCAACCCAGGGCAAGTTCTTCTATACCCGTTCTCTTGAACGGGAAGTTCAGGTGAGGAGGCTTTCACCATACTTCCCTTGCCCTTGGTGGACTTTTGATTTCCACCTTCCTCCAATAAAGATCCTATTGTCACAGTTTTTTTATTACGATTCATTCGATTAGTGTTACTTAATCCTTTATAGGTCTTTCTGTTATCCATTGCCATCTACCTCCTCTCTCAACTTCTTCCCACATTTTAGCTTGTTCGATTGGAGATAGTCTTAAATATCCATTTCTTTGTGCTGCTTTACGTTCTCTATTTCTTATCATTTCAGCCTTGCGTTTTATTTCACTCGCTTTCATTCCCGAATTTATAGCCAAATTATATAAGTGGATCATCAGCTTTCGGTACGGTGATTTCGGATTCTTTTGTTTCTTTAACCATTTACGAATTTTTTGTAGTTCTTTTTGTTTTGCATCTCTTTCTCTCAACTCATTGAAGTGCTGTGATTGTTTGTTATAATACCTTGTTCTTTTTTCATTTTGAAGTAAATCTGCAGGCGGCTGGTGTCCTATTTCATTCCACAACACATAATAAGCTGTTACTCTTAATCTTTGTTGATAATCTTCTTCACTTCGTATTGGATCTTCCCATAATACATCAAGATTTCCAAGATCAGCGGGTATACCCATGAATCTACATTCAATTTCTTTTCTAATCATCTTTATGCGCCTCCTCGTATTTTTTCCTATACAATTTGAAATACCATGACTCTCTATCTATCCCCTCCTCACCATTATACGTATTTTCATCAAGGAGGATCATTTAGCACCTCCTTTTACAATCACTGAAGTACCATCTTCACATCTATGATATATGAGTATTTCTCCGTCTCGGAATCCTTGAAGGTGCTCTTCAAATTCTATATAGCGATTTATCCCGGTATTCACTATTTTTGCTATAACTATAGATTTTAGACTGTCTGCGTCTTCTCTTTTTTTCAATAAAAACTCATTCCACACAAAATCTCCTTCCATGAATTCAAGACCTATCTTACTACATGCAATTATTGTTTCATCATTCATGCCGTTCTGGATTACTTTTTCTATATTTTCGATCTCTTCTGCAGAATATTCTTCTATTCCGTCTTTTATCCTCCAAGTGTTTCCATTGAAGCATGCCTTTACATGAATTTCTCTTTCTTTTTCGATATCTCGGATCGTCGCTGAAAGAGCATCGCGATCATACCTATCTATCCAAATCAACTCAAATCCACCATCCGGCTTATTTATTACGCCCTCGCCGCTTCGGGCAACTTCCTCTCTGTTCATTTTTCTTATTTATTCTATTAGATTTTTCAATATATAAAACATGTGGTCACTTAGGTACTTACCTCAGGTACGTATTGATAGTAACTTCCCGGATACTTTTAGAGACTCCTTTATGGCAAAATGGATTATTTGAAATATCTAATTCTAACATTTCTTCTTCTCCATTTTTCTATCATAAAGGCTAGTATGGGTATGATTACATAAATAAAATAAATAATCAATAATTGGAATATTTGACTGGTCATTCTCTGCATCACCACTTATATCTTCATAATAAGTCCTCCAGCTCATTATATGCTTTTCTACACAGTGCCTTAAAAAATCTATACTTCATTTGGAGATACTCCTCTACTGTTGGATATCTACCTGTAGTTATCTTTTTATTTTTTGCCCAGACTTCAGCTCGCTTTCCTGCCTCCGATTCAATCATTTCTTTTATCTTCATCTTCACTCCTCCTATATTTTTTCTCTCATCATTTATCACTAATAATAGTTAGATTTCTTGTTATAAAAAGCATGTGGTCATCTTGGTAAGAACCTTAAGTAAGTATTCCAGATACTTTTAAAAATGCCTTTATGTGAGTTGTGAAAATTAATAGATGGTGTTTTTGAATAGTTTGTTTTATTCGGAAAAACAATAAATAAAGGGAGTAAAGGAGAGAAAAAGAATAAATATAAACCTATTCCTCTTCTTCTTGTGCTATTTTGTTGAGCCACTCGATCACACCCTCGTAATCATCTTCTTCAAAAACTCGGTTGTCATATCCATAGTCTACATCTGCACCCCATGCGCCTATTGCATATTCTGCCGCTTCTCGTTCCTCGTTGATATGTAACGTGAAGAAAACTTCTACATTATTTTTTTCTGCTTGTTCCAGATATTCCAGAATATCCGCATCACATTCGAAGTAGCTTTTGAGAACCTGCATATTACCGCTTTCGAATTTCCATGTCCCTTCGAGGTTTCCATTGTCTATTTTATCACATATCTTTTTCCATGCTTCCATTTTTTCTCGCCTCCTATTCTACCATCACAACTTGCATGAACTTCTCGTCTTCGCTATCATCATCAGCATGGAAACACTCAAATAGCTTTGCGTGAATGTCGAAGAAGTCGCTTTTTCTCTCTATGATATATGGCGATTCATCGTCCATGTCCACATGCACCGCTATCCCCCATCCCTGATCCCAGAGTTCCATTAGCTCCTGGATATTTATTTTCTTGCATATCAGATCTCTCGCCTTCGGGTTTTTTGTTACGCCCTCCCCGCCTTGGGCATTCTCTATCTCTATCATTTTTACCTCAATATTATGTTAGAACTAACTATATAAAAAGCATGTGGTCACTAAAGTTCTTACTTATAGTAAGATCCAATTACATATCAAAATTGCCATCTTTCCACATCACCAATATTATCTTAGATTTATCTCTATATAAATAATGTGGTCACTCTCGTACTAACCTATGATCCTTACCTCTTTATTCTTTTAACTCTTCCTCTTTATATATTATATTATATATTATATTAATAATTTCCTCTATTCTTTTTCCTTTTATGTATGTGTTTTTAGTTTTATACTATTGGTTTTTAGTTGTTTTTATTGTTTTTTGTTGTTATTGTATATTTTGATAAACATGAAATCTTACATTTATGAGCTTCTTTTCAAAAATAAAAACCTATAAACAAATAAAATTAAAAATAAAACAATAATAAAACCTAAAAAGGAAAAGGAAGGAATGATAAAACTAAAAAAGAGGAAATAAGAATTTTCATAAGAGATTAAGAAACACAAAAAGTAAACATAGATACGGGTAGACATGGAAAGAAGATTAGACCCGACATAAAATCATTTTCGGTTACTTAAAGAATTTTTTAAGTATGATGTACAAATCTGTGCATTTCCCTCAAGAGATGACACGAGGTGTTACCGCTTTTATCCCTTTTCATATCCTTAACAATCTTCCCTATCATCCTTTCATACTAATCTTACATAATGTTATCCTTTTCATCCCTCGTGTTACTCGAAACTGCAAGTGGGATTTTCAATCTATGACCCATCAAAAATATTACGTGAGACGCAAATAGAAGCCCGTCATCAAAATTTTTTCATGCGGGTAATATAAAAGTATAGGAAGACAAAAACATTGCGTCTATCATTGAATATCAGCGAATAGTGAAAGAGGTAAGAAGCGATGATCGAAACTGCCAGGATTTGTGTTACCAGGTATGAATTTCAGGAATTGCATCAGTGACTACCGAAAAATATGTTGTGAGACGCAAATATAAAGCCGTGGTGCGAATAAAACACCTAAGGGTATATAATTATACCTAAAACACAAAACATTTGCATGAACAAGAGATATCGAGGTCTGGTACAATTTTATAATTTCATGATTGAAAGTAAGGATCATAAGTAAGGACTTCATGTGCATATTGTTTTTTTTTATAGGCTAAGTCTAAATGCTATTTTCTCAATGACATACACTAAAGTAAACATAAACGTTAACAATGATGTATAGGATTAAGACTAATTGATAATATTGGAAATTTACATCATGGACTACCTAAAAATATTGCACCAGAAGCTCATACAAGCTTGTCATTGGAATTTTTTACCTTGACCTATATAAATATATACCCTGGTCAAAAACATTTGCGTGAACATGAAATATGAAGATTATTCGAGTACCATAAGTCAGTACCTTAATGACCATATCCTTTTTATATTCATATTTCAATATTACATTCAAAATGAATGAAATAGAAGAGATAGTGAGGGATAGAGTAGTGATAGAATTAGAGAGATTGAAAAGTGAATTGGAAAAGGAAGCAAAACAACGAAGAGTAGAAGGAGAGATCACAGAAGATATGTATTTGAAATACAAACTCTTTCATGAAGCAGAAGGAATCAAGGATGCAATCAAGAAAATCAACAAGAGGCTTCAAGAAAAATCAATGTCATAAAATACCAGACTTTCACTTTTCTTTCTTTCTTTATATATTTCTTTCTTTCTTTTTTATATATCATACTAGAAAGAGAGATCTTTATAATATATATTATATAATCATACTAGAAAGATCTTAGGATCTTTACATCTTAGATATTCTTACATGTATGATATTCTTAGATATACATTATTGAATCTTCTAGTATACATTATTGATATTCCTATCTTTTTATATCCTTACATTCCTGAAACTATGTATTGATATTCTATAGGTATTGATATTCTATCCTTTAGATATTCCTATCCTATAGAATACCTTATGGTATAGATATCCTTATCCTATAGATATCCTATACCTTACATTCATGATATCCTTATCTTTACATTCTAGATATTCTATTCCTTATGGTATTGTATTCCTTACATTCAGGATACTCTATTTCTATTCTTATGGTATTCATTACATGTTAGATACTCCTATTGTATTCCTATTGATATTCTATAGGTATTCCTTTCCTTACATTATGGATATCCTACTTGATATTCTATTCTTTTTATATTATTATATTTATATATTATATATATATTGGGTTTAACTTCCTTCTTCTTTATCCCTTTCTTACTTCTTCATATTGATGTTACTTTTTATTATCCCTTTTCTTCTCTTTGTGAAGATATGAATTAGTGTTATCTCTTTTATTCCCTTTATTAATTTAATATTTAGTGTTATCCTTTCTATCCCTTTTATGAAAAGATATTCTTTATGGAATTGCAATACTCTTTATGTTAGTTTATCTTTGAAACACAAAAAATATTTAATATTTAAAAAATATATAGAAGAAAAAGAAATATTAATTCTTCTCTTCTTTTAATTTTCTAACTTCTTCTTCTAATTCCTCTATTCTACGATACAACTTTCCTATCCTCTCCAGGATCTCATACTTTCCATCTACTACATATTTCTCGAGATCATATACGTAGTCCGCTACCTTTTCCAACAAATCCAGCCCCATGTCTATATGCTTTTCCATTCTTTCTTCTCTATCCATTTCACATCACCAATCATATATTGTTTTTATCCCTATATAAATGTTTATGGTTTTAAAGTCCTTACTTTTGGTCTTTAATAATTTGTGTTATCTTCTCTTTCTATCTCTCTCTTCTCTTGTTATCCTCTCTTCATTTTTTCTTACTGTATCATTTCTTGTTATCCCTCATATCCTTCTTCATACCTGGTATTATCCTTTTCTTCTCTTTTAATTCTATCATTAAATTTTCTTTAAGTGATCGAAAAGCTTTTATATACCCATATCTTATATATTATCGGTGATGTGAAAAATGATAGAAGAACCATCTGGACAGGTATTGAGTACGAACCCATGCAGGGAGATACTCGTAGAGTCATACAAGGGATATGATATTGTTTGGTGTGAGGGTATAGAAGATGATGAGCCCTGGTATTATGCAATACCGAAAGGGACTTATGGAGTGAGTGAAGCTATTGCTGAATCTTCTACCCTCGAAGATCTGAAGGAAATTATAGATCAATAGATTTTTTATATTTTTTATTTTTTTATCCACTTCATAGGAAAAACTTATTTGATTTTTTATAATATTAGCTTATCTCATACATAGAGGGGAGGGGGAAAGGGAAGGGAAATATAAAACAAAAAAAAAACTTAAAAA